GACCTGGGCTTTTGTGCATTTCCGCAGGTGGTACCGACGTACCAGCGTGTGGTACGTCGGAGACGGTGAGGACCGTGCTGTGCTTGCCGCCCGCGAGCACCTCTCGCGACGCAGTGATGTACCCGAGGGTCTTCAGTTCGGCGAACGCCGACCGGAAGGCACGCCGCCCCGGACTTTCCGTGCCCAGCACGGCCACGGACTCGCGCCACATGTCGTCGGCGGTCGTCTCCCAGCCGTCGGGGCGGCTGAGGATGTCGACGAGGATGCCCCGGGCCATGTGGCTGAGCCGCCCGTCGCGCGCGGTGGCGTTGGGGACCTGCACGAAGTCCCCGGTGAGCCGGGAACGTCGAATCCTCACGTGGTGCCTCTTCTCGGTGGTGCTCGTGCGGTCGTGGATAAAGCGGCGAGGCCCTCGCGGGCGGTCTTAATCGGGGCAGGTCAGGCATCCGCAGCGGCCTTCGGGTATTCGCGAATGCGAAGTTCGGCGGGCCAGTACTGCGGGTCGCCGCCCTTCTTGTCCGCGCCGTTCTCGCGGGCCCAGACGGATCCGAGCTGCTTCACGAACGGCGCGATGCCGGCCTGCCAGCAGTCGGCGACGAGGGCGTGTGCCCAGTCCGGATCCATGGGCCTGGCGCCCGGCCCGGACTCGCCGCCGACGATGACCCAGTCGGGTCGGATCTGGTCCGGGCAGTAGCCCGAGCAGAAGCCGCCGGCGAAGTCGTGGGTGGGGCAGTGTGCGTGAAGCCGGTTCAGAGCGATCGGCCCGAGCAGCGGCTCGGCGGACAGGAAGCGCACGGTCGCGGGGGTGCGGACCAGTTCGGGGATGCGGATGTCCGCCCATTTCTGGTCCTCGACCGACACGCCGAGCCACACGTTCGGGAGCGGCCAGCCCGGCTTCGGCAACGGCCATGACCGGCCCGTCAGCTTGGCGTCGGACAGCTTCGGCACTGTCAGGAGCGCCCGGTCGACCTGCTTCTCGAACTCGGGGTTCGCGAGCAGCGACCGCATGCGGGCGTGGCGCTTCGTGAGGATCTGGAACGTGTGCTGCGGGGTGAGCGACATCACCGCGAATACCCGGGCGATGAACTCGTCCGGCACGCCCGCGTGGAACAGGTCGCTCATGGAGTTGACGAACACGCGGCGGGGCTTGCGCCACGTCAGCGGTTCGTAGATGACGTCGTCGTGGGTGGTGATGCCGAAGCCGGGTCCGCTGGTGCGCGGGTCGCCGTCGTTCTGGTACTTGGCCGATCCCATGCCCTTGAGGCGCTTGGCCATGGTCAGGGCGTAGCAGTTGTCGCAGCCGGGACTCACCCGGTCGCAGCCGGTGGTTGGGTTCCAGGTGGCTTCGGTCCACTCGATCTTGGTCATGCGGACTCCTTGGGAGAGAGCAGTCGACGGTCGCGGGCATGGCGAAGCCGTCCTTTGGGGTAGCGCGGAGATTGACTGGCGCGCGGCCCAGTAGCCAACATACACTTGTCCACATGTACGTTGGCTATTCCATCGAAACCCGCTGTGGCCACACCCCTGTGGGACCATGGCGTCATGAACGAGGAGGAAGTCGTGACCCGCCTGAAGCACGTAGCGCGCGCCAAGAAGCGCACCGAGGACCGCGCCGAAAAGATCACCAAGGCCGCGAGCCAGGCGTTCGACGCAGAGGTCGTCGCGGCCCTGACTGGTGGCATGAAGCCCGCTAGGGTCGCCGAGGTCACCGACTACAGCTACGAGACGATCCGCCGAATTGCCCGCGCAAATGGCATCAAGCCGCTGCGCGAGCCCACTGTCACCAGCAGGAAGCACAAGCCGGGAGACGCCTCCCCGGCCTGACCGAGGAGCACGTTCATGTGGCTTGACGACCAGCGCACCGCCCTCTACCGCCTCTACGGCGAGGGTGGTGCTTTGCTGTACATCGGCATCACCAACGACCCCACCGCCCGATTCGAGCAGCACGCTGGAGACAAGGAGTGGTGGCCGAGCGTCAACCGCCACACGGTGGAGTGGTTCGAGGACCGGCCGAGCGCGGCCAAGGCGGAAGCCGACGCCATCCGAGCCGAGGACCCGGCGCACAACTGGACCTACTCGCCCCGCTACGACCGAAGGACCGCACGAGACATCGTGCTGCCCAGCGGCGTGCGGGAGGTCTCCATCGCCAACGCCCGAAAGATCCTGGGTGACGTGGTCGGCCGCACCCAGCACGGGGGCAGCCCGACGATCCTCGTCAACCGCAAGAAGCGGGTTGCCGCACTCATTTCCATGGACTTCTACGACGCGGCCAGCGAAAACGAGCGCATCGTCAACGCCCTGTGTGAAGCCGACCCCGCGCTCTACGCGAAGCTCACCGCCGCCAGCTGACCGTCGACTCTCCATCACCCCTCCTCTCAGAACCGGTCGTTGTAGTTGCGTGCCGCCCGCTCATCGCGGGCGGCAGCGTCGTTTTCGGCGCAGACTTTGTGCGAGGGCTGCTTGTCGTCGTCGCGCAGGTGTGTGGGCTGGTGGCAGTGGCGGCACGGGGCCTCGGTCCACGCCCAGTGGGAGCGGTCGCCCCAGTCCAGGAGCCGCGGCCGAGAGGCGTCGCTCATAAGTCCGCCCCGGCTTTCCGTAGCCAGGCCCGGTCGTTGAGTGCCGCGCGTTTTCCTCCGCAGGGCGTGGCCGAGAGGGTCACGGTCGCCCCGGTCGCCGGATTGCGGGCCCGGTAGTGGCCGGACCCGGCCAGCCATATGAGCCAGCCCTGCGACCGGAGCCGCCGTATCAGCTGCTTCGTGTCCTTGCTCGACATCAGCCGGCCTCCCGCTCCGGCGCGAACCGAACCGAGAGCGGCACCTCGACGTCGGCACGGCGGTGCACGGCCATGACCGAGTTCCAGTCGATGCCGACCCGGGCGACGATCTCCTCCCGGGTGCAGCCAAAGCTGGCCAGGTGCTCGGTCTCGTCGATGACTTCCCGGCCCCGCTCGCCCGGATCGCTCTTGAGGTAGCGCGGGGCCCGGATCCTCCCGTTGGGTTTCTCGTCGGTGTCGATGTCGGTCCACGCCGCAGGTACGGCCCATTTGCGGGCAGCGGCGTAGCCCATGCCCCGCCGGTAGATCACCGGGTCGACGCCGTGGTCCAGTGGGTTCTGGTCCCGCAGTAGCTCGTACAGGTCGGCGATGCGCTGATGGGTGACGACCTGGGTGTGCTTCCGGGCCAGGAGCTGCCACATGTTCTTCTCGCTCATGCCGACGCGGGCGCACAGGTTCTTCGCTGGCCAGCCGATCGCTCGTAGCGCCCGGATCCGCCGTGCGGCGCCCCGGGCCGGGACGAGGGCGTTGGCAGGTAGCCGACTGAAGTGGAGTTCGACGCCGAGGATCGCTCGCTCGGTGTCGGGGCGGATGCGGATCGCGGCCGGACGGGCACCGACGGGCCCGCGGACGCGGCGGATGTCTTCGAGGTGGAGGCCGGCGAGGATGGCGATGACCGGCAGCGTCATCCCGGCCGCGTGCAGCTTGTTGATGTGCTGGCGGGCCGGGCCGGCGTCGACAAAGGGCAGCCAGGTTCCGGCTGCGACCTGCTCGCGCCGGTCGGCGAGCCATTCGTTGTAGCCGATGCGGCAGCGTAGGCAGCGGCAGTTGGAGTGCACGGCGCCGGCCATGGTCGGCGGTCGGGTGGCTACGGCGGTGGTCACCGTCGGTTCCTTCCGCTGATCCGGTAGACGGGTGCCGCGAGCAGCCCGAGCAGCCCTTCGAGGCCCCACAGGCACACGCAGGCGGTGAGCCACGGGTGGCCGGTCACGGCCGCGTCCCGGGCTCGACGGGTTCCAGCGCCGCGATGGCGAGGATGGTCGCGAGGTCGTCTTCGGCCTGGAGTTCGACGCTGCGGATCCATGCCTCGCTGCCCATGCGCCGGTCCAGGGCACGGAGCCGATTGACGGTGCCGCGCCCGATCTCCCAGGCGACCAGCGGCAGGGCCAGCACGAGGCCGCCCAGGCGGGTGATGAGGTGGTTCATGCGGACTGCCCTCCTGGCTTGCGGCGGGCGGCGAGGTCGTCGGCGAAGTCCTGCTCGAAGCGCCCGAAGGACGCGTAGGCGAGCTGGGCTGCGCGCCGGGACTCGACGGAGGCGCGGTATCGGGTCCACAGGTAGAAGCCGAGGATCGCCAGGTTGGCGACGGCGGCGATCGTCATGACGACCAGGCAGGTGGCGAGGAGCTGGTAGTACGGGTGCTGATCCATGGGTTCCCCCGGGTTGGTGGTGGGTGCCCGACCGCGCGGGGTGAGCGCGCGGCCGGAGCGGGGCGGGTCAGGGCTGGCGGTGCGTCAGGATGCGTTCGGCCGCCGTCCACACGCTGCACGGCCACGCGGTCAGGGAGCCGGCCAGGGAGCACGCCTCGCACAGGGCGCCCGCCGCAGTCGGGTCGGCGTGCGGACGCGGGCGGTGGCTGTCGCGCATCTGGGCGACGTCGTCGCGGATGCGCTTCACCTCGGAGATGGCCTGGCTTCCGGCAGCGAGTGCGCCGGTGACGCTGGTCATGAACGAGTCCGCCAGGCTGGGGTCAGGGCTGGCGCCCGGGAGGGGCATCATCAGCTTGACGAGGTTGAACATGGAGTCGCCGATGGCCTTCTTGGCGGCGTCTGCGTCGAACGGGGCGGTCGGATCGGCGAACGGGGCGGGAGTCATCGGGCGGGCCTTTCGGTTGAGGGTTGGTCAGGGGAGTAGGGCGGCGGCGACGGAGTCCCGGGCGCGCTGCCCGGTGCCGAGCGACACGGGCACGGACTGCTGCCACAGCGGCAGGACCGCGTCGACGACGGTGACCTCGCCGGGCATGGGCGGCTTGCAGTCAGGCAGCGGCGGGGCGGCGACGACGGGCAGTACCGCGGTGGCACCGAGTCCGGTGGCGTTGCGGAGCGCGGTGACGTCCACGGGCTGCGTCTCCGCCTCAGTGCGCAGGTCGCGCACGTCGGTGAGCTGCGTCTTGGCGTTGACGTCCGCCGCCTCCGAGTCGACCGGCGCGACGGGTGCGACGGGGCTGATCCATTCGTCGGGGCGCGGCGGCCCGTCCGGCTGGTTGATCCACGCCTGCGGGTCGTCCATCAACGCGGGCTGCCCCGGTGCGGCGTCCGGGTCGACGGGCACCTCCAGCGCCAGCAGCGTGGCCCTCAGCCGCTCGACCTCCGCGCGGGCCTCCTTCAGTTCCTGGCGCGAGCGGATCCACCCGTCCCGGTTCGCGTTCGACCGGGTACGGGCCTCGTCGCGCTCTGCGGCGATGTCCTTGGACTCCGTGTCGGCGAGGTCCAGCTCCTGCTGCCAGTCGACGCGCTCCTGGGAGTGGGACCGCTTCAAGGACTCGATGATCTCCAGGGCGGCGCTGTGCTCGGCCCGAAGATCGGCGAATGCCTGCTGCTGCTTCAGCCAGTCGGTGGTGTGCTTCCCCGGGGCGCGCTGCGGGGCGGGGCGGAGGAGGGTGAGGAGGCTCATGCCGACACCTGCTCTGCGTGCCGGGCGAGGCCCTGTGCGGCGTGCTCCTCGATGCGGCGCGCCTGCGCGAGCAGGGCGTTGCGGTGGTGCCGCTCCGCAGCGATCCGGGCGAAGTCCCGCGCCAGCTCCTCCGCCCGCTCCGGCGCGAACCGGTACATGGCGATGCGGGGCTGACCGAGGGCCATGTCTTGCCAGTGGGAGCCGTCCCACCACGACGGGGCCCGGTGACCGGCATTGCTGTCGATCACAGCCCACGCGTTGCCGTAGCGGTGCATCGCCACGTAGGCCGCGGCGCCCTCGGCGTGACCGGCGATCAGGAACCGGCGCTCGTACACCGAGTCGTCGCAGACGCTGGCCTCAAGCTGCCCGGCGAGTGCAGCCTTCTCGGCCTCCAGGCGGGCGATGTCCGCGCGCAGGCGCTGGGTCGGGGTTGGGCGGTGCTGGGGCTTCGCTCCGGTGCTCACTTCGCACCGCCCTTGGCGACTGCGGCGGCCAGCTGCTCGTCGGTGCCGTGCAGGAACAGGTCCATCCACGGCATCGGCTGCTCGTTCTCGTCGGCGATCGTGGCGTCCGAGTGGCAGCGGGCGCACAGCGGCGCCTCCTTGAACTCGTGCCAGCCGGCCGGAACCCACTCGAACGGGAACAGGGGACGGGTCTGCTGGCAGGAGGTGCACTTGCCCTCGGCGGGCGGCTTGGTCGTCATCGCGCACCTGCCTGTCCCGCGACCCGGCGGCTGGCGATGGTCAGCTCGGCGGCCTTACGGTCGGCCTCCAGGCGCGCGGCCTTGACCTCAGCCGGAACGAGCGAGCCCTTCGGGGCCTTCGCCACCGCGGACCTGCCGGCGGGCAGCTGCTTGTCCTTGTTGACGAGGTCCTTGAAGTTCTGCCCCGGCCGGAACCTGGGCCGGGTGCGGGCGGCGAGGGCAACCGATCCGCCGGTCTGCGGGTTGCGGACCTTGCGGGCCGGGTGACTGACTGTCTCGAAGGTGCCGAGGCCGGTGACGCCGACGCTCTCCCCGTTGACGACCGCGCGGACGATGGCGTCCAGGACGGCGTCGACGTTCCTGGCCGCCTGGGGCACGGCGACGCCGAGCTCCTTGGCGACCGCTTCGATCAGCTGCATCTTGTTCATCAGGTTCTCCAGTGAGGGTGTTGCGACGGGTGGGGCTCGACGCGGGGCGTGATGGGCCCCAGGTCGGGGGTGGTGCCGGTCAGAGGTGGCTGTACTCGGTGCCGCAGTGGCGGCAGCGGTAGCCGGTCGGGCCGATGTCCGCCAACTGCTGGCCGTGGCACTGCGAGCAGTCCCGCTTCGGGTTCGGCCACCACTCCGGGGCCAGCGGGTCGTACATCGGGGCCGGGACCTCGTCGTCGGGCTCGACGGGCGGGGCCGCCACCTGCTTGTGCCACTGCGCGGTGATCGCGCGGGACGGCAGCGGCGGGTACGGCTCCGGGGCGTGGGCGGGTCTGCGGCGGCGGAGGTGGAGGGCGGTCATGAGGCACCGCCCGTCACCGCGTCGTACAGGTCCCGGGCCTCACGGAGCCGGGCCTTGTAGGCCTTATTCCGCTCGTTCGCGCAGGGGCGACAGACCCGCCGGCCATTCGCGGCAGGCTCCGGCAACGGGTGTCCGCTCGCGCACAACTCCTTGAAGTAGGCGGCACGCTGGGAGTTCTCCCGATGTGTCACAGCTTCGAGGTGGCGCTCAGCGTTAACGCACGCCCGATTCCGGCAAAGGTGATCCGGCTCCAGCCCCTCCGGCATCGGACCGCTGGCGAGCTCGAAGGCGTAGGTGTGCGCCTTGCGCGTGCGGCTACCGTCGTAGAAGCGGCCGTACCCCTTGTCGTCCAGCGGTCCGGTCCAGACCCAGCAGGGGCCGAGGCCGGGGCGATGCTCCGGGGTGGGGCCGTTCCTGTCCACCCGGGCGGCAAAGCGCTCGGCAACGGGCGGGAGGGCCGCTGCGCGGGCCCGCGCAGACTCGCCCTGGCGGTGAGGAGTCTCAGGGTCGCCCGTGAGGCGCCAACGCTGGTGGTGGTTGCTGCACCAGCCGCGGGCCCGCGACGGGCGCTCGCAGGTTGCAATGGAACAGATCTTCATCGGTCGCCACCGCCGGTGGCTGCATCGAACACGGCCTTCGCCCACCTGGCGTCGCCGAGCGCGGTGTGCGCGACCTCCGGCGAGGGCGGTGCAATACCCATCCGCTCGGATAGTGCGTAGGAGCTGTACGGCAGTGTCGGGTACGAGTCCAGGAACAGCGACCGGTCGCCCCCGGCCTTGGCCGTCAGCGAACCGTGCAGGTAGCCGGCCGCCAGCGTCGCGACGTCGACCGTGCGGTAGTGCCACGGCGCCATGCCGAGCATCACGGTCAGGAATGATGCGTCGAACGCCGGGTTCGAGCCGACCATCACCGCGTCCTTGAGGATCTCGGCGACCCGGTTGTTCAGCGCCCCCAGCGACATGGGCACCGGCGTGTGGCCGTCGCCGATGTTGTCGAGCATGTCCGCAGCCCACGCTGATCCGGGCACGGCCATGCGCTCGTGGAACCGGCCCATCTCCAACGCCTTCGGTTCCGCACGGGCCAGCGCGACCGGGCTCGGGCGCCGCTGCCACAGGTGCTCGGTCTCGACACCGTCCTCGTCCCGGGCGATGATCGCGATCTCCCAGACGTCATGCTCCAGCGGGTCCAGGCCCAGCGTCTCCAAGTCGGTGAAGCACAAGACGGTCATGTCGAACTCCCCTTGCGGCAACGGTGGATGGTGAGGCGAAGCAGCCCGGCGGCGGCGTAGGCGAAGACCGGGATCAGCACGGCATCCGCGAGGACAGTCATGCGGCGTCGCTCTCGATGGCGAGTTGGCCGCCGCGCTCGAACACGACGATCAGGTCGGCGATCTCGTCATAGACCTGCTGCAGGATCGGGCGGTCGTCCTCCGTGTAGACCGCGACCTTCTCGATCCGCGACCCGGTCGGGCCCGGGATCTTCTCCGGGCGGCGACCGTGGACCTTGAAGTACCGGTTCGAGACGCGCAGCCCGAACCCGGACTGGAACTCGCGGACCGTGCGGGCACGGTGGCCCTGCTCGGCGAGAAACGTCGCCGCGTACAGCGGGGTCTCGGCCGGCTCCAACTGCGGGCGCTCACCCATCGACCGCGCGACGATGATTTTGCTGGTGGCCGTGGCATACGGGACCGGGATCGCACCGGCCTGCAGCAGCACCGCGACGATCTGCGCCTGCTCCAGATACGACACCGGTGCGCCAGCGACAGCCAGCGGCTTGGGCTCCTCGACTGCGGGCACCGAGTACGTCCCGGTCTTGCGCAGCGCGGGCAGCACCTCATGGAACAGCCAGTGCTGGAACCGCTCGACCTGGCCGCGGATCGCCTCGTTCTTGATGCGTGCCGCCTGCCGCTGTCCGATGACGCGGTACAGGCCCGGCTCCTTCAGGTGCCAGACGGTCTGGTCGCCGCCAGGGGTCCGCACTAGTGCGGACCCTTTCTCGTCCTCCGGGAGGCTCCGCAGCATCGTGTGGGCGTCCTTGAAGGCGAGGCCGCGGGCGACGCCGGGCGCCCGGACGATGAAGCTGTCGCCGTCGGGGATGAGCTCGATGTCGAACTCGCCGTTCGCGAAGCGCTCGATCTCGCTCATCGCTCAACCCCCTGCAGGAACAGGGCCTCGGCCTGGGCGGAGGTGGTGATGCCGAGCCGCTGCATCTTCGCCTGACCGCTGGCCGTCCACTCGGCGGGCAGCGTGAACGACTCGAATACGCCCTCGGCTGCGGGCTTCGTGCGCTGGTAGTCGAACTCGGCGAGGAGGATGCTCTCGTCGACGTCGAACAGCCACGCGGTGAACGCCGTGGAAGCCAGTTCCACGCCGTCGCGCTCGATCACCGCGGGGTTCGGGGGTGGGATAGTGGACACGATCTCTCCTACGTAGATGGATCAATGGCTGGGTGGGCGCCGCTTTCGGCGGGAGAGCGGCGCCCCGCGCGTCAGGTCGCGGTGATGTGCGCGATGAACTGCTCCAGCTGCTCGGTCGGGGCCGGGCCCATGGCCTCACCGCCGGACCACTGCGCGAACTCGCGCTCGGCCTGCTCCTGATCCCAGCCGCGGGCATTGGCGGCGTTCGCCACCCGCACCCAGATGTCCTCCGACTCGTCCTCGTCGGTGTCCTTGCGCTGCTCGATCTCCCCGGCGATGTACGCCGGCTCGACCTCGATGGCCTCCGGCGCCGCGTCGACGCGCACCACCCCGTCCTGGGCGACGGCCTGCGCCAGCTCCACCGACACGGGCAGGAGCTTGAACAACTCCCGGACGCACGTCTTCTTCGCCATCTGGTCGTAGTGGTCGCGCCACGGGCCCGAGTTCCCGGACTTGGAGAACTTGCGGTGCTTCTCCACGTCGTCCGGCGACAGCACCACGAACGCCGCCCCGCCGGACACGGTCGTGGCGACCGCGTAGTAGGCGATGGCCTTGCCCCGGTTGCCCAGCACCGGCTTGTGCTTCAGGTAGGGGTCCAGGCCGTACTGGTAGTCGAACTGGTCGTGCTCGTACACGACCTGCGCGTCCAGGGACTTGGCCATCGGCGACTGCCAGAACAGCTTCGCCATGCCCTTGTAGCCCAGCACGAACGTGCACTCGCGGCCGAAGGGCACCAGGTACGCCTCGCCCGTGGCGCCGGGCTCCACGCCCAGCTGGGAGCACGTCATCAGCGCGCCGAGGAACGACTCCGGGGTGCAGTTGCCCAGCTTCGGGGTCTTGCGCAGCGTCGTCAGGGCGATGCGGGCCATCCGGTCCGCATCCATGTGCTTAGGAAGGGCGCGGGCGATCTCCGGGCGCATCCGCTCGATCTGCTGCGCCAGGGTCGGCTGCGCGTTGTTCTGGGCAACCGGCCCGGTGTTCTCCGCGCGGCGGGCAACAGCGGCACGGGTGTCGGCGGTGGTGGTCACAGGTTCTCCAAGTGGACGTTGAGGGTGCGTGAGGGATCGCCGCGGAAGGGCTCCGGATCAAGGTCCGGGTCGGCGTCCAGCGCGGCCTTCTTCCAGCTGACCTGGCCGCGCTTCGGGCGCCACGAATAGGCGAGCTCGCCGCGGATGTGGACGTCGGTGTGCGGGCCGGCCATGTCCTTGAGGTGGTTCTCGGCCTCGGTGATGGCGATGTCCGCGGCGGCGGCCTGCTCCTTCGCGGAGGCGCGGATCTTCAGCCACTTCTCGACCTCGGCCGCGTCGGCGACTAGCGGTTCCGCGTTCAGCTTCATGTCCGCGTACAGGCGGTCCAGGAGCTTGCTGGTGGCAACGGACCCGTCGACGGGGGGAGGGGTGTCGGCGTGGACGTACTGCATGAAGTCCTCGCCGATCTTGATGAGGTCGGCGATCAGGCCCTCGTCGCGCTCGACGCGGTGCACGATCGTGCGCTGCCCGCCGATCAACGCCGCCGCATAGCCGAACCGCCAGCCGGTGACCGCGAGATAGTGCTGGACCTGGATCAGCGGCCCCGCCGGTACCCCGTCCAGCCACTCCGCCAGGGCGTAGGAGGAACGCGTCTTGGCCTCGACGACACCGGGCTTGCCGCGGTCCTCGGTGAAGCGGTCCAGGTTCGCGACCATCCACGCGTGCTCCGTGGACTGCAAAGTCCCCGGGCCCTCGAACGCGGGCAGGCCCGTGATGTCGCAGAACCGGCGCGCGACAACCGGCTCCAGCAGATGCCCCATCAGCGCGGCCTCGTCCAGGACCGGATCCTCGCGGCGGGCCACCGGGTTGCCGGTCTTCTCGTACCAGACCTCCAGCGGCGACCGGTACTTGTCCAGGCCGCACACCGCAGCCATGTCCGAACCGCCCAGGCCCAGCAGCCGGGCAGCGTGCCAAGCGGCGGAGTCGTCGTCGAACCGGCCAACCACCCGGGCGGGCATGGTGGTCAGGTCGACCATCGGGAGCGTCGGGGCGGTCACTCGCCACCGCCGACCGTCTGCCGGTACGCGGCCTCGAACGGTGCCTCGTGCTCGCGGACGGCGGTCAGCACTTGCGCCGCGATGTCCACCCCGACGCCGGCCCGGAACTCGTCGCTGGTCTCGGCGTTCCACGCCGGGAAGGCCTCGTTGAGGAGTTCGCAGTACCCGTCATCGACCGGTCCCATGCCGTACGTCAGCCGCGCCGCCACATCCTGGCCGTCCGCGCTCGGGCGCAGTTCCAGGCAGTAGTGCCGGGCATCGACGCGAAAGCCAGGGTCAGTCAGGTCGGTCCAGACGGTCATGTAGTCGTCCGGCTCGCCAGAGTCCTCGCGGTCGAACGGGAACGCTTCGAAGCCGAGCCCGCACGCCGCCAGGTTGGTGGCGGCCTCGAACATGGCGTGTGCCTGACGGAGCCTCATGCCTGGACCTCCGCGTCCTCGCGGTCGTCCACCGGGTTCTCGGCCAGCTCGCACGCCGCCGAGCAGCAGCCACGACGGCCCTGCCGGTAGCACGGGCGGCCACACGACAGGCACTCCCAGCCGCCGAACGCCTCCACCAGTACGGCCTGGGACTCGGCGGCCATGGCGGTCGACCAGCGGAACAGGTCCTCGCCGACCGGGCCGCCGCAGCGGTCGTCGCCCGGCAGATCCGCGTGACCCGGGGCCGTCGAGATGCACGACAGGACACCCGCAGTGGCGTGGCCGTAGTAGACGGAGGCGCAGGAGACGGTGACGTCCTCGGTGGGGTAGTACGTCGGGGCCTGCTTCGGCGCGCGGGCCGGGGACCAGGTGTCGAGGCTCATCGCCGCACCCCCGCCAACTGCTGCTCCAGCTCGGCGACCCTCTCCGCGAGCCTCACCGCGGACGGGGCGTACGGGCCCGGGTCCTCGGGCAGCAGGTCCGCCAGGTACGCGCGGTAGGCGCTGCCCTCCGGCAACTCCTTCACCGCAGCCTCGACACGGGCCCGCTCCTCGGCGGAGGTCACGTACTTGTGCGCCTTGCCGATCTCGGCCGCGCGGGACTGGACCAACTCGGGCATCATCGCTGCACCGCCGATCCGGCGACCGGCGCGGCGATGTACATGCCCGCCAGCGACACCTTCACGTCGTGCCACGTCGTGAACAGCTGCTTGCCCCACGCCACGTCCAGCAGGTGCTCAGCACCCAGAACCTCGACGTAGGCCAGGAACGCCGCCTCGTTGCGGATCGTCCCGGACAAGTGCCCGTCCGGGGCCAGCGTCCAGCGGGCCCGCGGCAGCCTGGGGTGCTCGGTGCGCAGGGCGACCAGCGCCATGGCGGGGCCGAGCTGCGGATCGGTTGCGATCAGTGGAAAGATGGACATTGAGGTTGCCCACTCCCTTTCTCTTCGTACTGCGGGTGGGTGCTTCGTCGGCCGTCCGGGACTCCACTCCTGGGCGGCCTTTGACGTGTCAGGCGACAGGTGTCAGGCGGCCGGCGAACATGAGCAGCACCTGATCGATGCCGTGGCCGTAGTCCGCCACTTCGTCAAAGTCCGCTCCGGCGAAGTACTCGCGCCCCCAAGCCGCCCGCCACTGCTCCCGGCAAAAGTTGATGAGGGTCTGCTCGCCTTCGAGGGCGTCCTCGTAGGTGTGGTCGTGCGACGCCCAGGAGCGGGCGCGCTCAGCGCCGCGGTCGGAGGCGTCGGTGGTGTGCTGGTTGATGCGCTGCCGCAGGCGAGACGTCCGGCCGACCTTGACCACGCCGTCCGTGAACTCGACGACGTAGAGGTGGTGCGCGGTGGGAATCTCGGGCATCAGGCGGCCTCGGTCCGCTGTGAGGCGATGAACTGGGCGTCCTCGGAGCGGCGCTGGACGATCGCTGCCTCGATGGCCTCGACCGTGCCGAGCGGGTGGCCGGGGTACCAGGCGCCTTCGGCGGCCTGCCTTGCCGACAGGGACTCGCGCTGCTGGACGGCTTGGAGCGCGGCGGTGGCGATGCCGTCGAGGTACTGGTCGCGGGTCATGCCACGAGCTCCCTGGACTGCTCTTCTTCCTCTTCCTCATCGAGGATGAGCTCGTCGACGGAGAGGCCGTAGGGGCGACCGAGGGCGTGGAAGGTGTCGACCAGGGGCTTCTGGGTAGACCCGGGCTTGGCGAGCCGGGAGATGGTGGATCCGGAGATGCCGGTCGCGTCGGCGATCTGCATGTCGGTGGTGTGGCCGTGTTCCCTGGCGACGGCGCGCAGTCGTTCTACGTTGAGGCGGATGGGCATGTTCACCTCCAGTTTTGCGTAAGCGCAATCTCTTGCGTTGATGCAAAACCTAGTGCCGGAGGAGTCGCCTGCGCAAGCGTTTCCGCACACGCAAAAGTAAAGCTATGGCAATGCCATTGGCGTGAACATGGCCCTGACTTGTGACTCTTGAGTGAAGGCATGCATCCTGGGTCGACCAGGGACCTTGCATGCATGCAAGACTTGCCGCTGACGCAACACCCGCAGCTAACCTGCCACCATGGGAGATGTCGACATGACGCCATCCGAGCAGTTCGCCGCCTGGCTCGCCCCCGCCATGCGCGCCGCCCAATACGACCTCAACAAGCTCAGTGGCGGACGTCTAGCCTTTGCGGAAGCCGTCGGCGTCAGCCCCGGAACCGTCACCCGATGGCTGTCCGGCAAGTCCATGCCGGACCCCGACAAATTCGAAGCCATCGCCGCCGCCCTCGGCGTCGACCCGATCGACATGCTCATCGAATGCGGAATCATTTCAGCCAAGTCGGTTACATCAGGACAAGAAACGGCAGTACGGTTGCGTCCCATCACCCCCTCGCAGGCAGCGGATGAACTGGGCATTGACAACCCTGTAGACCGAGAGCTGTTCCTCGCCATGGTCGACAGGCTCGCCAAGCGCCCGAACCTCAGCCCCGCCCCACCCGCCGAGGGGAGTGCCACGGCGGAGGGCTAGCGGGGGGCAGAGTGCGGCACACCTGGAGACTCATCTACGGAACCACCCTGATCGGCGGCGCAATCGGGGCGGCCCTCATCGCGAGCGGCGTCCGCTCCCACGACCCGACCACCGCAGTGGCCGGCCTCTCGCTGCTGTTCACGTCCCTCATGGCATTCCGCACCACCTATGAACAGGCCTGGCTGCAACGATCCCGCAAAACACTCGGCGACCAGGAGCGACTCCTCCAAGCCGAGCGCGGGGTATGGGAACGCGACACCGAGCGCACCCGGCGGGAACTCGCCGACCAGGAACGCGACCAGATGGAAGCCATCGCCTCCGAGCGCGAGACCATGCACCGCCAACTCGAAGACGAACGCGATCGAATGCACACCGACTTTGCGAACAAAAAGGCGGAGATGCAGCGCGCCGCATTCCAAAAGGGCTTCGAAATGGGCGAGAACGGCATCGGCAAGGAAAGCCGCTCGGCAGATGTGATCTACCTGCCCTTCGGCGACGGGCGCCCCACCACCATGGCACCCGGCACGATGCACAACTAGACCAGCGACCCCGGGGGACTCGCCATGGCCAACGGCACGACGACTTTCGGACCAGGCGCAAGGGCGCCCCTGATTCCGGCCATCGGCTACATCCGGGTCAGCGCATGGTTCGAGGAGAAGATCAGCGACGAGCTCCAGAAGGCAGCCATCGAGGACGGGGCCCGCCGCAAGGGCCGCACCATCGTCCGCTGGATCATCGACCTCGACGCCACCGGACGGAACTTCAAACGCAAGATCATGCAGGCCATCGGTGCCGTCGAAACCGGCGAAGCCGAAGGTGCCCGCGAGATCTGGCTGTGGAAGTATTCCCGGTTTGGCCGCAACCGCCACGGCGTCGCCATCAACCTCGCCCGCGTCGAACAAGCCGGCGGCCACCTCGTCTCCGCCACCGAGGACGTCGACGCCACCACCGCGACCGGCCGGTTCACCCGCGGCATGCTCTTCGAGATCGCGGCGTTCGAATCCGACCGCATCGGCGAGCAGTGGCGCGAGACCCATGAGTACCGACGCGTCCACGGCCTGCCCGCCACCGGCGGCCTGCGCTTCGGGTACGTCCACGAGGAGCGCCTCGTCGTCGACGGCGTCCTCCAGCGCTCTGAGAGCTACGAGCCCGACCCGGCCACGACTGAGCCACTGCGGGATGCCTACCGGGCATACGCCGTCGACGGGCTCGGGTTCATTCCGCTCGCGAAGCACCTCAACTCCCGGCGGATCTACAACCCGGCAGCCAGGGCCGGGACGGGCTGGAGCCAGCAGTCCCTGATCTACTACATGGACAGCGGCTTCCCCGCAGGCCTCCTGCACGTCCACCGCTCCGACGTCACCTGCCCGCAGCGCGCCCGCTGCCCCGTGCCGGGCGAGCACTACGGCTTCATCCCCGGCGCCCAGCCCGCCCTCCTCGAAGACGAGTTGTGGCAGGCGTACCTGGAGCGGCGCGACCAGCGCAAGCGCATGCCGCCGCGGTCGCGGATCCCGCTGTACCCCTTCTCGGGCATCACCAAGTGCGGCCTGTGCGGCGGCGGCACATCCGTGTTCAGCGGCAGGAGCGGACCCGGCTACGGCTACCGCTGCACCACCCACTACCAGACCGTGCAGGGCGGATGTGACGGCTCGTCCGTTCCCGCCACCGTCGTCGAGGCCGAAGTGAAGGCGTGGCTGGAGAGGGTCGCCGTCGAGGTCGACCGCCGGCTCCGTGGCGCGATCGTGCGCCCGAAGCCGGCGGCGAAGACGGACACGGTGGAGCAGCGCGAGCGTGTGGCCGCAGAACTGACGAAGTTGCAGCAGGCCCTGGACCGGGCATCGATGGCGCACGCGATGGGCGACATGCCCCGCGACAGCTACCTGCGGACCCGGGACGAGCTCCTCGCCAAGCGCGGTCAGCTGGAGGCGGAGCTGACCGCGGCGAAGGCCGCGGAGGAGTCGGACTCGGTGCGCGCCTGGGAGGTTCGCGGCTCGGTGGTGCACCGGCTGCTGGGGGAGTGGGACACGCTGCAGGTGCAGGGGAAGCGGGATCTTCTCTCGGCGGCGCTGTCGGAGATTCAGATATGGCCGCGGGGTTCGGTGAGGCGCGTAGTGCCGGTGCCGCGGGATGGGTTTGTGTTTTAGACATAGCCATGCACAACGCGTTGCCTAAAACACGTCCGGTGGCTCCTTGGGGGATTCGCGGCTGAGGTCTGAGCAGAGTCTGAGCAGGTCATCGATGGTGGCTCTGAGGCGTGCGAAGTGGCGGGTTCGTTCCGCCGGGTCGAGGGTGTTGATGTCGATCTGGTCGGCTGTGCCGAGGTGGCGGCGGCCGGTGATCCATCGATAGGCCTGGGATGGGGACAGGCCGGCGGGTGGCTTCGGGTTCTGTGGCGTGCTCACGTCGGTGCTCCGGACGGTACGAGGGCGAGGCGCCGGCGGGCGCTCTGTATGTCCCGGGGTCTGGGGGACGTGACTACGGCATATTCAGGTAAACGTAGAGCCTGCAACCACTGTGGCGTCAGGGAATAGCGGACGCAGTGGCGCGTGTGACAGGAGCGCTCCCAGGTGTGTTCTGGGAGCGAGCGCGAGGCGGGGTCTGGGCCTCAAGCACCTCCGCCGTGGCCGGTGGCGGGTCTCCGGGGGGTCTATAACTCGAACATAAGTGCGACCGTATCGGACGGTGTTGCATCCTGCACAGACCGCGTGATCACAAATTGACCGATCTACGCTGCATGCAAGGCTCCAAGATCCATTCAGTGTAAGTTGGGTGCCGCAGACCGATCCCCCCGACGAGCGAACCATCCGCCGCCGGCGAGAACTCGGTGATCGTGTGCGCATTCTCCGCGAGCTTCGGAAGCTTTCGCAAGGGACCCTCGCCAATCAGGCGGGCATGCAACGCAGCACCCTGCAGCGCATCGAATACGGGCAGACCGCCGTTTCCATAGATCGACTTTGGGCCATTGCCGACAAGTTGGGTGTGCCAATCACCAGCCTTCTCGCTGATGACTGTGCCAGTACGCGGTGGCTCGGTGGGGGTGGCTCTCGGGGTGGCGAAGGATCTTGACCCGTCCGCCATGGAACGCAACCCGAACACCAAGTAGGTAAGAACTTTCTGGGGCGCGCGGCAAAAACGCGTCGTGAACGTTGCGGTACACGCCCCCGCAGTGCGCCCCCGTGCGCCCCCCTGGCGGACCGTCACCCGGAGTGGGTCCGCGGCCGGTCAGCCCGCGCCAGTATGGCCAGGCCGACGTGCTCGTCGTGCCGCACCAGGATGTAGCTGGCCCCCGCGTCACGCTCGACCTCGCCGACGACGACACCATTCCGGGCCCACTCGCCGCAGTAGCCGCACGCCCCGTCCGCCCGGCCCAAGTCCGGCGTCTGCCCGGTCATGCGCGCACTCTCGCCCGGTCCGGCCCGGTGGCCCGGTCGCGGGCCTGTCCGAAGCAGTCGGGGTGGCCCATGTCGACGCTCTTGCCGCCGGGACCGATCGGCAGGACCGGACCGCTACGACTCGGGGCCTCGGTGCACATGCCGCAGCGCGCGGGCTCCACCGGGGCGCTCACAGTGCCACCGCCTGTGCAGCCGCGGCCACCAGGGCCTCGCGCAGGGCGACCGGGTCGTGCAGTATCCCGGAGCCGTCGGGCGGCCAGATCCACGAGTCGCTCGCAGGCGCCGGAACCCACACCCATGTCGCGTCGCCGAGCGCGGCGGTGTCCGGGCAGGACCATGTCTGTGCGGCGCCCGGCGGGATGAGGAAGTAGACCTGGAAGTCGGTGGCGTCCGCGAACGCGGGCGGCCTGGCAGGGGCGGCGGAGAGGATCCGCAGGGCTGCTGCTGCCCGGTCCTGGTGGGCCACGATCGCGTCGAAGAGCCTGCCTGCGGGCATCAGGGCCGTGTGCTCCGGGGACTCCTGCCACCAGGAGAAGGCGTGTTCGGGATCGTTGTCGGCTCCGGCGAGCCATTCTGCGGCGGATGCCTGTTCTACGGACATGGCACGACCTCCTCACGTTGTGGACTGCTGGTGAGGAGATCGTGCCAAGAACAAGGGGGGTGTTTACCCACAAAATGTGGGGATGATTTTCTGCCGAAAGGCTTGACAGTCCGTCAGGAAGCCACCCCGACCCAGCGGGCGAACGCCGCCAGGTCACTGCTGTCCGTCCGGTCCGCCCGCACCAGGGACTCCGCGGTGTGCCGCACCGACGGGTGGAAGCGCGTGTGCGCTGGAGCCAGCGCCTGGGCCCGCTTCAGAGAGGCGAACGACGCCCCGCGGTCCGCCCGTGCCAGCTGCGCCGCAGCGACGTCGATGTAGTGGTGCGAGGACCGCTCTGCGGCGATACCGACGGGCAGCACCCACTCGGACTGCCGCTGCTCGGAAGCCCACTCCTCCAGCCGGGCCAGGGCCTGCTCCGCATCCTCCTCGGCCAGGATCGAGAACCGGTGGATCAGGACATTGGTGGGCCCGAACGCCATCTCGTAGTGGTCCGTGTCCCGGCCGCCGTGCAAGGTCGCCACCTCAGCCGCCTCGTCCAGCAGAACCCCGGCCGCATCCTGCCTGCCGTCCCGTGCCTCGACGACGGCGAGCTTCAGCATCACCGCGCCGCGCAGGGCCGTCAGCGGCTCGGTGAGGCTCTCCTCCGGTGCGAGGCGGTCGATCTCGCGGATCAGCCCCGACAGGATGCGCCGCGCGGAGTCGAACGCCCCCAGGCGCAGCAGCATCCCCGCCCGCAGGTAGGCGGCGGTGACCTGCATGTGCAGGTCACCGGACTGGTCCGCGGCCCACCGGAAGCGCTCCAGGGCGGTGTTCGACAGGTCCGAGTAGCCGAGCTTGTGCGCCAGGGAGTTCGCGGCCCGGTAGCCGCGGGCCAGCCACCAGAACGCCTCCTTCTGGTCCTCGCCGCCGTTCTCCAGGGCTGCGTGCGTCAACTCCGACAGCAGGGCTGGCAGGACGTGGCCCATGGTCACGTAGGCGGCGTTCTGTCGCATCCGGGACACGCGCTCGGTCTCCGCGGCGAGCACCTGCAGTGGCCGGGACGGGACCATGAGGGCGTCCGGGGAGTCGTAGGTGGCCAGGACTCGGCGCAGGTCGGGGATGACGGCCTGGATGCGCTCGTCGGCCTCGGTGGAGTTGAAGTACGGCTGGCCGTTCAGCACCTCCGGGCCTACAGACAGGGCGCGGGCCAGTGCGGCGACGACGGCGGGTACCGGGTTGCGGTCTCCCGACTCGTACTTCTGCAGGGACGACACGGAGATCGTCGCCTTCGCGGCCAACTGGCGGACGGTGAAGTTGCGCATCTTCCGCCACGTGCGGATGTTTTCGCCGATGGAGATGTGTGCCATGTCGCTGATTGCCTTCCCCTGCAAGAGCGTCTGTCCTGGCAGCGTAGGCTGCCGCGGTGCTGATCGGGAGGTGTGACGGGTGAATTCTGCATTGCCGCCCTGGGAGACTGGTCGTGTGCACCACACTCCCGACCCCGACCCTGGCGGGGACGATCTCGCCGACCTCAACGAGCAGATAGCGGCCCTGTTCGTCGGTCCTGCTGACGAGCCGCTCGACCCGGTGCGGCTGGCCCGGTACCACGTGCTGCGGGATCTGTACGTCCAGGCCAGGTACGGCGGTGGGGCGCGCGGGCGGGAAGGCGAAGACGACGAGGCGCAGGCGGCCTAGTGTCGACCCTTCGCCCACTCCTATGGCACCCCTCCCATTGACAAGCTATGGCACGGGCGCCATAGTTCTGTTGTCGGGATGAACCGCCACCCCGGGAAACGGAGCAAGACCATGAACCCCATCACCGCCACCGACATCATCGACTTCCACAACGGCCGCGCCGACCTCCTCGCCCTCACCGAGACCGGCGAGTTCACCCACCTCGACTACAACAACGTCGACGGGCGCGCCGACGCCTACTCCTACACCGACACCGAAGACGGCGAAGTTCAGATCCTGCTCGAACGCACCACCATCACCGACGGCGAATGGTTCCCCGACGCCCTCGACGACGACGGCAACCTGATCCCCTCCATCGCCCAGGAGATGGCGGCCATCATCAACCAGGACGGCATCCTGCCCAGCCGCGCCGCCAAGGCCGTCGAAGCCAGCAAGCGATGGACCGCAGCCGTCGACCACACCAACGCCCTGGCCCTCACCCGCGCCGCCGCCGTCGCCGAGGTCGTTGACATCGTCGGCGGCAACCAGTCCGAAGCCGCCCGTGTCCTCGGCCTCGACCAGTCCACGGTCAACAAGCTCGTCAAGAAGGCCAGCACTGCCAACCCGGCTTGAAGCGACCGGCCCCGCCACCGCACACCCGTCCGACCGTCGGGGTAGCCTGCCGGGATGCCCGACGCACCCACCACCGCAGCCCAGAACGCCTACAACGAGGCCCGCGCCGCCGTCGACGCCTACGCCGCCCAGGTCGGGGCCGAGCACCGTGAGCGCTACCCCGACCCGACTGGTCCGGAGGGCGAGCCGCGGTGGAGTGAGGAGCAGGCGCTGCTGCGGACGGCAGCCTGGACCGACGAGGAGAACGCCGAACTCGACCGGCTCCGGGGTGAGGCCAGTACCGCGCTGAAGGTGCTGCTGGCGGAACGGGCAGGCGGCGAGTAGGGCCAACTCCCAATCTGCTCCCACTTGCTCCCAGAATGGGAGTTGGGGCGGCGCGGCATGACGAAAGGCCCCGCCCAGCCCGAAGGCTGAGCGGGGCACAGAAGCAGAGGATCAGCCGGACTTCGGCGGCGCTGTGACGATCGCCAGGCACTCCAGGGCGTCGTAGCCCTGCTTGATGACCGCGAACACGTGGTCATAGGCCGCAGGACCCTGCGGGAAGATCACGCGCGCCTTCGGGTTCTGCGCCCCCAACAGCACGCTGTACAGCGGGCACAAGGTCTTCTGCCGGGTCGTGGTCTGCGCCACATCCAGGCGGTGCGCCAGCGCGGCCGTAGCCGCCTGGTTCGCGGCATTGGCGTTCTCGTTGTGCCGCACCTGCACGACGACCAGGATCATCGTCACGGACAGCAGAATGTCCAGCAGCACACTCGCCGCCAAAGCCCACGTCAGCCGCTTCGTGCGCCGTATCTGCCTCCCGTTCCGCTCCGACTGAGTGGCCAGGGACACGAACTGATTGCCGGACGCCTCCGACAGCGCATCCAGCTCGGCAACGATCTGCGGCGCCGTCTCCGCCAACTGCGCCAGCAGCGCCGCCACGCCCGGCTCGGGGCCCACGGGGTCCGGGGGAACCACCGCTTCAGTGCTCATCGGGGGCCTCCGGCTCCTGTATCAACAGAGGTGCCGCCTCATGGCGGAGACGTTCAACCTGCACCAGCAACTGCTCGGAGAACCGCTCCAAGTTCGCCGCCGCCGCCAGCATCTGCTCCCGCAGCCGCTTCGATTCCGCAATAGGCCCGCTGCCCCCCGGGCGGGGATCGGCCATGACATCAACTCCTGCGAATCGCGGCCAAGGCGTCAGCCACAGTGCGGCCGGCCTCTCCGATGGCCTGCGTCGACTTTGAGATCTGATCGAGGTAGACATTGCGAACCGTTTCGTTGAGGGCGTCCAGGGCGGCGGCGTTGGCGTCCGCTCGGGCGTTGGCCCGCTGGAGTGTCTCTTCCAGTCGGGTCACCTCGCGGTCTCGGACCTGGAGCTCCTGGGCCCGGCTGGTCTCCCACTTCTGGGACAGCCACCGGATGCCGATGAGGCCGACCAGGGCTAGCAGGCCGACGGCCCCGTACTGCGTCAGTACCTGGGTGACCGGATCCATCCAGTGGCCTTCCAAGTGCTACGAGAGCAGGGCCGGGCCGCAGGGCGGCCGACCCTGAAGTTGATCAGTTGCGTGGTGCGGGCTCGACGGCGCGGCGGGTGCCGAAGGCCTGGGCCTGCGCGCTCATGCCGGTCGGCTTGTACAGGCCGAAGTGCATGGCGACAGAGATGGCGAAGTAGACGAGCCACAGGATGACCGCGCGGCCCAGGCTGTAGCCGTGGGGATGGTTGGACAGCTCGACCAGGAACCCGTTCAGGGCGGTGAGGAACAGCAGAACGACTGCCTTCACGGCGGCCGATGTGACCCGGGTGGTGGCCAGGCCGACGAGCATCGGCACGACCACGGCGATGAGCAGGCCGAGCCAGTACGCGAGGTTGAGACTGACCTGTGGCATGAGGAGATCCGTTTCTGCGAGACGGGAGGACGCGGGCTACTTGCCGGCGAGCAGTTCCTGGTACCGGGCGTAGGTCACGGTGATCGGGCCGGGCACGCCCTTCGAGGTCAGCTTCGCCTCGTCGGTCGGCGTTGCGACATGCAGCACGATGGCCGGACTGGACTCCAGGACCACGAAGTCCCCGGGCCAGGTGGTGCCCTTCGGAACGGTGGTCCGGTCGATGGTGATCATGAGCATCTTGGGCTCCTTCGGGAGGGCGGGAACAGGGGTCGGCACCGGCTTCGGGGCAGGCGGCTTCGGTGCGGGGGGCTGGGGCTGGAACGACAGGGCCCACGCCTTGAGCTCGGCAGTGCTGCCCAGGTGGCAGTAGTCGTGATCGACCGTCGCCGCCGAGTACTGGTGGAACAGCCACGGGGTGCTGATGCCGGGCTGTCCCGCGGGGAGACCTGCGGTGGCGATCCACAGGAAGTCGCCGTAGTAGCCGGTCTTGTCGACGTTGCGCCAGTAGTCGACGTTGCAGTACATGCCGACCGGGTTGTGCGGCAGCTTGCTCTTGACGTAGCGGAGCCACGCGTCCTTGTAGGCGGCCTGCTGGGACCTCGGCACGCCCGCGTTGGCCGCGTCGTAGCCCTCCCAGTCCAGGCAGGGCATGTCTCCCGGCTTCCACGCCACCTTCGACAGGAAGAAGTCCGCCTCGGCCTGCACCGAGTTGCCCATGTGCGGATATGCGTATCCGCCCCACGCCAGGTCGTTGGCCTTGGCGTGGTCCCGCTGGGACTGCCACTCCGGGTTCGTGTAGCCGGTGCCCTCGGTGATCTTCGTGAAGGCGAACGACAGGCCGCTCGTGTCCGGCGCTGCGGACTGGTACGACGCCCAGTCCTGGCCGTAGATGCCCATCAGGCTCCGATCTGGGTCAGCGCTCCCCGCACGGCGGCGGCGACCTGCGCACCGGTGGGGCCGGTCGGGGTTGGCGTCGGCACCGGGGTGGGTGCGGGCTGCGGCGGCACGATGGCCGGGAAGGGCTTGCCGGTGATCGCGGTGTAGTCCGCGGCCAGCGCGGTGAGGTCGACGCCGGCGAGGAACTCGGCGCTCTGCAGGTGCTCGGGCCAGATGACGACCCAGGCCTCCTCGACCTCGTGGCGCCAGAAGGCGTCAGTGAAGGAGGTCTCGGCCGCCCAGGTGATGAACCGCTCGTCGCCACCCAGCGCCCCGGTGCCGGCCGGGCCGTAGCCGCCGGTGATGACGGAGTGGCCGCCGTCGACCGGCGAGGACCGGACGTAGTCCCAGGGCTGGCCGTTGCCGAACTCGTCCTGGTTGACGTCCAGCACGGTGATGCCGGTCCACACTGACCCGAAGATCGCGATGGCGGCCTGGACTTCGGCCGCGTTGGTGTGGTTGACCTGCGCGAACCCGACCGCCTTCACGCCGTCGGGGCCGCCGTGGGTGACGAGGTACTCCAGGGCGGTCTGGATGTCCATGCCGTCGTCCTGCTGGGGGAAGCCAGGGTTCTGGGTTTTGTAGAACGCCAGGACCTGGTCCTGCGTCGGGTAGTTCTCCTTGCCCGCGACCGCGGTGACCAGGCGGCGCACGTTCGCCCAGGTCACGGCTACACAGTCGCCGTATTGGTCGTTGCCGAGCATCTGCCAGCCGGACAGCCGCGCGAGGTAGTCCGCGGCGGTCGGGTGGGTGGGGACCACGCCGGTCAGGGCGCGGGACAGCTGGATCGCCTTGGCGCGCTTCGGGGCCTTGCGGCCGTAGCGGCGAGTGTGGGTCATGTACGGCTCCGGGAGAGAAGACAGCAGGGGCTCCCGGGGCGGCGGGTGATCACAGCGTAGCGCTGGCACTGTACAAAGTGGAGTGCTAGGAGTTCATAGCTGTACGTGATGGACAAGAGCGGGATACCGTGACAGGACGGCCACCGCTTCCCCCGAGGCAGGCCCGCGGCGGGCGGCATTGGACGGCTCCGGTGCCCCCGCCGCCCCAGGAGCCGAACCGCAGCCGGAGACCAACCCATGCTTGAGCAGCCCAACCGTCTTGATGTGTACGGCTGGTGCGCCGACCGCACCGCCTGCGGACTCCTCCGCGTCGAACTCCCACTCCTGGCCCTGCGCACGCGCGGCCTGCGCACCGCATTCTCCGGCGAGGCCCTGCCCGACCTCGCGCCCCGCGTCCTGATCGGCCAGCGCGTCTGCATGCCCAACCCCGCAGAGACCTGGCAGCGCCTCGCCGCCAGCCGCGGCCGGGACGTCCGGCTCATAGCCGAGGCCGACGACGACCTCCTGGAGGTCGACCCCAGCTCGCCGGCGTACCCGTTCTACGGATCGCCCGAGGTCCGCGCCCGGCTGCAGGACTGGCTGCGGGTGGCCGACGCGGTGACGGTGACCACGGAGCCGCTGGCTGAGGCGATGCGCCGGTACACCGCGGCTGAGGTGCACGTGGTCCCCAACTACCTGCCGGAGTGGCTGCTCCAGCACGAGCGCCCGCGCCGGGTCGACGGCGGCCTCACGATCGGCTGGGGCGGCTCGAACACGCACCGCATGGACTGGGCGGAGTGCGCGGACCAGGTGCGGCGCTTCTTCGCCCGCGCGCGGCCGGACGTCGAGCTGCACCTGATGGGCGCGGCCCACGAGGACTGTGCGCGGCACGGGCATGCTGCGGTGTGCGACTGCCCGTGCCACCAGCTGCGGCTGCCTGAGGGCCGGACCCGGTACTCGCCGTGGACCAGTTCGGTGCCGGACTACTGGCGGGCGATCGACTACGACGTGATGCTGTGCCCGCTGCGCCCGCACCAGTTCAACAGGTCCAAGTCGAACTTGCGCGTCCTGGAGGCGGCCATGCTGGGCATACCGGTCGTGGCCAGCGAGTACGGCCCCTACGCCCAGTTCGTTCAGCACGGCGTGACCGGCCTGCTGGTGCGCCGCGATCACGAGTGGGCGCAGCACCTGCGGGCCCTGGTCGAGGACGAGGCGATGCGCGAGGAGATGGGTGGTGCGGCCCGGCGGCAGGCTGCGGCGTGGACCCTCGAAGGGCACGTCGACGAATGGGCGAAGGTGCTGGCGCCATGAGCGGCGGATCTTACGACTACCTCTACTGCCATACCGAGGACCTGTCTGGGCGTCGCGGGACGGTCGAGGAGATGGCGGAGCGGCTCGAAGGGCTGCCCTATGCCGCTGTGGCTGCCGCCGCTACCCGGCGTGTCCTCACGCTGCTCGCCGACGCGCAGGTCCTCGCGGACCAACTAGCGGCCGTGTGGCACGACGTCGAGTGGTGGGACTCGTCCGACAGCACCGAGACCGAGGTGGTGACGTCCACTCAGATATTCGCCATCAGCGCCCCAGTGCCCGAGCTCGTCGGTAGGCGTCTGGCCATCCATGCAGATCTTCCCGCGCCCTCTGAGCGACGGCGACTACGGAAGTCCGCAGGACTCTCGCAGGCCGAGTTGGCACACATTGTTGGCGTCACCACTGCCGCCGTTGGCCACTGGGAAACCGGCACCCGCAGCACTCCTCGCGGGCAACTCCTTGACCGGTACGTCGAAGCGCTGCGCAAGTTCCGGACGCTGGATGCTGCAGCAACCACGGGAGCCGTGACTGATGCCTGACCTGACGATGATCGTGCCCACCCGGGGCAGGCCCGACAACCTGCGCCAGCTCTGGGCCGCATGGCGCGCCACCTCCAGCAGCTACAGCCTGCTCGTCGCTGTCATCGACACCGACGACCCCGAGCACGACAACTACTGGCGGGTCCGCGACGAGATCGGCGACGACCCGCACTTCAAGATGGTCGCCGGTCCCCGGCTGCGCCTCGGACCCACCCTCGACCTCGCCGCACGCGAGGCCGCCGACCGCTCCTTCGCCGTCGGGTTCCTGGGCGACGACCACCGCCCGCGCACCGACGGCTGGGACACCGCCTACCTCGCCGAGCTGCGCCGCCTCGACACGGGCATCGTCTACGGCGACGACCTCATCCAGCACGAGGCGCTGCCCACCCAGGTCGCCATGACCTCCGACATCATCCGCGCGACCGGCCACATGGTGCCCCCGGGTGCCATTCACATGTACCTCGACAATGCGTGGAAGTCCCTCGGCGAGGCCCTGGGTGCCCTGTCGTACCTGCCGCAGGTGGTGGTCGAGCACTGCCATCCCATCGCCGGAACCGCCGAATGGGACGCCGGGTACCGCGAGGTCAACGACGGCGCGGTGTACGACTTCGACAAGGCCGTGTTCGAGCAGTGGCAGAGCATCGACCTGCCCCGCTGGGTCCAGCAGATCAAGGAGTTCCCGCGTGGCTGAGCACCGCCTCTACCCGGAGGGCACTGTGCCGCCGGTGTCGACGTTCGAGTTCCACGAGCACCGCGAGCGGGCACCGCACCTGGAGCAGCCCGTCCACCGGCCGCGCCTCGACAAGGCCCTGGAGTTCATCCTCGACGCCGACGAGCGCAGCGGCCGCCAGCAGCGCGGATGCGCCACGTCCGTCACCGACCTCGGCTGCGGCGACGGCGGCCTTCTGTCGCTGCTGAAGGATCATGACTTCTGGCCGCGAGGCTACGACTTCCAGCCCTCGAACGCCGCCGGATGGGCTGAGCGCGGTGTCAGCGCTCAGGCTTTCGACGTCTTCGGCGCAGATCAGCACCGGATCATCTTCGGCGAGATCGCCGTTACCACCGAGGTCCTGGAGCATCTCGCCGACCCGCACGAGGCCGTCCGGTTCATCGGGCAGATGTCCCGTTACCTGGTCGCATCCTCGCCCTGGAACGAGACCCCCGAGTCCCACGATGCCTGTCACGCCTGGGCCTGGGATCAGGACGGCTACCGGGCGCTGATCGAGCAGGGCGGCTTCGCGGTCCTGCGGCACGAGACCGTCGGGCAGTTCCAGGTCATCCTGGGAGGCCGCTCGTGAGGGCACTCGTAACTGGCCACAGGGGCTTCGTTGGCCGCCACCTCACCACCGCGCTGATCGAGCGGGGGTGGATCGTCCGGGGCATCGACCTGCTGGACGGCGAGGACGCCCTCGACTTCTTCCGCACCGACAGCACGTACTTCGATCTGGCCGTGCACTGCGCCGCCACCATCGGCGGCCGTGCAGCCATCGACGGCAGCCCCCTGGCGCTCGGCACCAACCTGGCCCTCGACAGCTGGTACATGCACTGGCTGGCCAAGACCGGCACACCGCGCGCCGTCTACTTCTCCAGCTCGGCCGCCTACCCGGTCGACCTCCAGCAGCCCGGCGAGATCACCAAGCTGCACGAGTCCGACATCGACCCCACCGCGCCGGAGCAGCCCGACGCCACCTACGGGCTGGCCAAGGTGGTCGGCGAGAAGCTGGCCGGGTACGCCGCCGAGCTCGGGTGTCAGATCGCCATTCCCAGGCCGTTCAGCGGCTACGGAGAGGACCAGGCACTCGACTACCCGTTCCCCAGCTTCATCGCGCGCGCCCGCCGCCGCGACGACCCGTTCGAGATCTGGGGCGACGGCAGCTCCACCCGCGACTGGGTACACGTGAGCGACATCGTCGGCGCCACCCTGGCGGCCGTCGACCAGGGCATCACGGGACCGTTCAACATCGGCTGGGGCCGGGCCACATCGTTCGACGACCTCGCGCGAATCGTCACCAAGCGCGCCGGGTACAGCCCGCTGCTCAAGCACCTCGGTGGCCAGCCGACCGGCGTGCACCACCGGGTGTCGGACCCGGGCCGGATGCTCGGCTTCTACCAGCCCGCTGTGACATTGGAAGAGGGCGTTCGACGCGCCCTCGCCGCCTAACCCGAAAGGACACCCCATGCCCGAGCAGCAGCCCAGCGTCGGCCGCATCGTCCACTACGTCAGCTACGGTTCGCCCGTGCGCCCGGATGGGACGCAGGCATTCACCTCGCAATGCCGCGCGGCAACGGTCACGGAGGTCGGCGACGGGGGCACCGTGGGCCTGATGGTGGCCAACCCGACCGGCCTGTTCTTCCACTCGCTCGCCGACGGCGGATCGCCCTACGACGAGTGGGACAGCACCACCGCGCTGGCGGGCGCACAGCCGCAGGGCGGCTCCTGGCACTGGCCCGAGCGAGTCTGACCATGACCGAACTGCCCAAGTGGGCCTGGGACCTCGTTATCGCCGTCCAGAAGCACGAGGACGAACACCCGAAGGGCGGCGCTTGCTTCGAAGCCGTGCTCGCACCCATCCCCGCAGAGATCCGCGACCAGGCCGCAGCCATCCACTCCTACACGACCGGCACGAGCACGGCCGCCTGGGGGCGCGTGCACGCGCAGACGGCTGAGTTCCTGGCGTCAGTCGAAGGCCTTGAGTTCGGTCCGACCATCCCCGGCCGGTCCGGTGGCTGACAGCGTGGCGGCGATCATCGCCGCACACCCGCCCCGCATCCGCAGCGGCCAACTGGCCCGCGCCGTTGCCTCCGTATGGGCGCAGACCCAGCCCGTGACCGAGCTGCACGTCGCCATCGACCACGAGCGCGAAGGCGCGCCCGCGACTCGCCAGCGCGCACTCATGGCCGCCACCACCGACTGGGTGGCGTTCCTCGACAGCGACGACTGGTGGTACCCCCAGCACGTCATGACGCTGCTCGCCGCCGCTCAGAAGACCGGCGCGGACTACCTCTACTCCTACTTCCAGGTCCACGACGACCACGGCACCGAGCAGCCCAGCTGGGACCCCCTCGGCCACTTCGGCAAGCCGTTCAACCCCGCCGACCCGCACCAGACCACCATCACCACCCTGGTGCGCCGCGATCTCGCCCAAGCAGTCGGCTTCGCCCAGCCCGGCGAAGGCGGCACCATCGGCGGCCAGCGCGCAGGTGAGGACTGGGAATTCACCCTCGGCTGCCTCGACAAAGGCGCCCACATCGCCCACGTGCCGCAGCGCACCTGGGCCTGGTGCCACCACGACACCAACACCTCCGGGCTCCCGAGCTGGTGACTCAGCCAGGCTTCACCGTCACCTCGATGCCCTCGCCGAACTCGCCCCGGTACTGATCCGGGGTCCACGCCCGGCCGCCGGCGAGGAACACCGGGTCCACCCGTGCCCCACCGGCCGCCGCAGCGTCACCGACCAGCACCCAGCCCACCACCGCCGTGGGCGCGGGCGCCCCCGTGGCCGCCTCGGCGGTAGGCGCCGAGGCCACAGCCAGCAGGCCAACTGTCGCCGGCGTCAGCGACAGGACGGCCCCGGCCGGCTGCTCCTTCTCTTCACCTGTGATGATCGGCATCCCGGGCTACGTGAGTCCGGCCCAGAAGGGCGCGTTCAGGGCGGTGTTGCTGCCCGGCGTGATCGACCCGGCCAGGGCGGTGGTCGCCGTGCCGTTGGTGGCGAAGCGGTTGCGGGCCGCCGTCGTGGTCCCGTTGTAGAGGGTGGCGTCGAGCGCGTTGTTGTTCTTCCCGAAGGCGGGCGGCGTGGTGCCGACGGAGAAGAACGCCACCCAGTAGTAGCCGGGCGTCAGCGTGAACGGGCCACCGCTCAAGGCCATTGACTTGCGGCCGGTGGAGTTCCAGCTGCTGGACTGGCTGGCTGTGGTGGCTACCAGGGTGCCAGCCGAGTTGTAGATCCCGGCAAAACTCTGCCCCGCAGTGAGGGTGGCCCCCGCCGTCACGACGTACAGGACCACGTTGCTCACCGAGATGGGCTGCGGCACCAAGACCTTCGCCAGGTTGACGACCCCCGACGTCGGGGCGACGCCGGTGCCCGAGACCGATATCGGGTCGAAGGTCCACGCAAGGTATCCGCTGTCGTTGGGCAGTGCGGTGAAGTTCGTCGACCAGGTCGGGCCCCCGGTCGCGGTGCCGTCGGTGGTGAAGTTCCAGACCCCAGCGCCGGTGTTGTTGCTGAGCGTTTGGGCGCGGTTGTTGGCCAGGATGACGCCGCCGGCGCCGTTCAGGTTGATGAACGGGTGGCCGGTGAAGGTGCCCGGGATGTCACGCACGTCGTACTGCGAGATCTCGGTCTGCAGGCAGGTGGCCTCCAGGTACACGTCGTAGGTGGCGGAGCCGTCCGGGCCCTGCAGGTCGCGGCCACAGGAGCGGAGGGCCGTGTTGGTGGAGGGCCAGGTGGAGTTGGTGGCCTGGCCGATGTAGAACAGCGAGTTGCCGACCGTGGCCCCGGTGAAGATGTCGTAGGCGCGGCAGTTCTCCAGGGTGGTGCCGTGGCCGGACAGGGACTTCACGCAGCCGCCGAACGGGCGCTCGAAGTAGCAGTCCCGCAGCGCGTTCTGCTCGTGATAGGTGCGGGCGGAGGACCCGGAGTCGGCCTGGATCAGCACCTGGTACTGGGTATTGTCTCCGTCGATGTTCTGGAACAGGCAGTGGTCCCAGGTCAGGTTGGCCACGTCCGCGGTGGAGACTCCCGTGATGGACCAGGCGGGCACGGAGCGCGTGGCCCCGTACACGCTGGAGATGATGTTCTCGAACTTGACCCACAGCAGGGTGCTCGACGAGTTCCAGACGCTCTTGTTCGAGGAGCGGGCGTAGCACACCAGGTCGTGGAAGGAGCCCTGGTTGATGTTGGCGCCGGTGAAGCAGTGGCCGCCGGTGGCGTCCAGGATCAGGTGGTCGACCTCGATGAACCCGGGCTGGCTGTTGTAGCCAGGGTGCATGTAGTTGTTGTTGAAGTTGAAGATGTTGGTCGTGGCGGTCTTCAGGGTGGCGCCGTAGCCGCCGGTGAAGCGCAGGCCCACCGTCGGCCTCAGGGATGTGCCCAGCAGGTAGGTGCCGGACGGGAAGTAGATGACGCCGCGGCCGCCGGTGGCTGCGGCGGTGGCTGCGTCGATCGCGGCCTGGATCGCGGCGCTGTCGTCGGCCAGGCCGTCGCCGACCGCCCCGAAGGTCGGGTTCTTGACGTTGAAGACGTCCGTCACCCCCGCGGCCCACAGGTGGCCCTGGACCACGAGGTCGCCGGTGACGGTGCCCCCGGTCAGCGGCAGCAGCCCGGCGACCGAGCCGGACAGGGCGTCCACCTGCGTGCCCAGGTCGGTGGCCTGCATCAGGTAGCGGGACGTGTAGCCGAAGTCGACGTACACGGTGGAGGATCCCGCCGCGGGGCCGTAGAACCCGACACCGCCGTTGGTGTCCGCAGTCACCGTGGTGACGGGGTTGCCGGACAGGTCGGTCAGGTCGGTGAGCTGCGTGCCGCCGGTCAGCGAGTCGAAGACCTGGCCGACCGCGCCGCCGCGGATGACCAGGGCGTCGCCGACGCGCTCCAGGGCGATGTCGGCCGGGCTGAGCCCGAAGAGGTGCCGTGCCATGTTGTGCCTCTCTAGGCTGTTTCGTAGATCCCGTGGACGGCGATGACGTCGCCGGACGCGGCCTTGAGGGGTGAACCCGACACGGTCCAGCCCATGCTCGCCGCCCCGCCGGTCTGGAACCACACCCCTGCTCGCGTCGCGATCCCCGCCGACGGCTGGGACACGCCCGCGTACACCGTGCCGCCGCGCGTCATGGAGACGCCGAACACGTCCAGGTGGGACGTCTGCGCGGCGAAGGGCAGCGTCACGCCCATGGCGAAGGTGGGCCACGTCGAAATGTTCCCGACCTTGATCTGGGCGGTGAACTCGCAGGACTTGCCGCGCAGCTTGTAGCGGCCCACATTGACCGCCCCCGAGCCCCAGTTGACGGTGGTGCCCGTCGCGTCCCACACCGGGGTGTAGGCCGACCACGCCGGGTCGCCCGCGGTGCCGACATAGTTCCAGGTGGTGCCGTCGCCCATGTAGATGTCATTGCCCTCGACCAGCAGCAGGCCCTTGCGCGAGGGGCGGCGCTGACCGGCGATGCCGGACACGACAGGCTTGCCCGTGAGCCAGCGCTGGTCGGTGACATTGGGGCCGGTCACCACCGAGGACCCGGCGGCCACCGTGCACTGGGCCAGGGGGATCTCCCAGATCCCGGCCGGGTCCTGGGTGAGCGCTGGCGCGCCGGTCCCGCCCGTCTTGTAGACGGGATGGATGGAGTCCGCGGTCGGATCCAGGCGCAGCACCACGCGGTCCACGCGGGCACTGCTGCCGGTGGCGTTCGGGGTGACGTTGACCGCCAGGTTCCCGCCGGCCAGGGAGTAGTAGAAGCCGTTGACGAAGCCTTCGCCCGGGGCGACGTTGACGGTGCTGGCGCCCGAGCCGGTGACCTTCAGGTCGGTGCCGGCCACGTCGTCGGCGAGGATGCCGTCCAGGCCCCAGGCGCGGGCCAGCCGCGACCACTGGTACTCGGTGGCCACGGCGCTGCTGGTGAACGGTGCGGAGAACTCGGTGACCGCCATGTTGTCAGGCCGCCTTTCGGGTCTTGAGGCGGGTGAGGTCCGCCTTGATCTGGCCGATGTACCGATACACCCGGGCGATGACGTCGGCCGGCGGGTTGGAGGTGTTGCCGATGGTCGCCTTCAGCTGGGTGCCCTCGGTGGCGGAGGCGGTGAGGGTGAGTTCACGCACGACGTCGGTGATCCAGGTGTCGCGGACCTTCACGGCCACGGTGTCGCCCAGGCCGTAATCGCGGCCGTAGGCCAGCTGCGGAATGTCGACAGGCGTGATGGCCAGTGAGCCCTGGCCGGCGCCGGCGGCCAGGGCCTCGGTGCCGGCCTGCAGCATCTGCGCGGCCAGGTCCACCGCGGTGGTGTCCACGGAGGTGGCGTCGACCATCTGCTCGATGACCAGGCTGGGGAACAGCGGGTCGATCTGGGCGTAGGAGGCGCAGACCCGGGCCGTGGACTGGCCACCGGCCACGACCAGGGCGCGGGTGACGGTGGGCGGGGTGGTGGTGTAGGAGGCTGCGGTGAGGTTGCCGAGGTCGAAGCTGAAGCGGGCGGTGGTGGACTTGTCGGTGGGTGAGTAGACCTGGAACTGGAGGCCGGTGCCGATCTGGACGACGCGGAAGCCCAGTCCGGCGGCGGTGGCGATGGCCTGGAGGTTCGTCAGGAGGTTGTCGAACTGGTTGACCTGGCGGGTCACGCTCGCGCCCAGGCCCGTGTCGGCGGCCATGGTGAGGCCTGTGATGCGGCGCACCGACTGCCCGGAGGGGCCGATGTTGAGGTTGACGAGCCGGATCATGGCGGTGCCCGCGGCCACTCCGGCGATCTTGTAGACGGGGTCGGTCTGGGCGGTGATGACGGCGGTGGGGTCGGGCCAGCAGGTGGCCTCCGCCAGGATCGTGTCGTCGGAGGGTCCGGCGACGGTGAGCTTCCCGGCGCCGCCGTCGGTGGCGGTCCGGGACCAGTCGACGGTGCGGATCGGCCCGGACACCACGGTGGTGGCGCCGCGGGACACGATCAGGCCGTTGCCCTCGACCATGAGGGCGGCCTGCGGCGAGGCGGCGTTAATCTCCAGGGTGAACGCGCCCACCGCGTTGAAGCGGGGCACGGCGCTGATGGTGACGTAGTCGTCCACCGCGCCGATGGTGTGCAGTGCGGCGTTGCGGACCCGCACCTGGAGCGGGGGCCGGGTGCCCATCAGGCCGCCAGGTAGCGCGGCTGGTAGTCCAGTCGCAGCATCGTGGCGGACGTGGATCCGGCGACAGTGAGCATGAGTTGGTTGTCGCCGGCGGCCAGGCCCCACATGACGCTGGCGGCCGACAGGTTGGGCCACAGGTTCGTGGCGCCGTTGAGCAGTGCGGTCTGCTGGCGCTCGCGGGTGTCGATGACGACGGTGTCGCCGGGGCTCATGGTCTGCGTCAGGACCAGGGTCTCGCCGGTCGTGGCGTTGGTCAGGGTCATCGAGGTGGCCGGGCCGCTGATCGTCCACACTGGGTAGGCGATGTCGTCGCCGTCGTTGGTGACCGTCGTCGAGCCGAGTACCTGGGACTCGGACACGGCCAGGGGCAGGATCGGCAGCCACATGCCGGAGCCCGGCGCGGCCCAGGTCGTGGAGACCGGGGCGCCGAGCCAGAACGGGGAGGGCGCGTGCAGGGTGACGGTGGCGATGGTCCAGGCCCGCCCGGAGGCGTCCAGGCCCTCGTCGCCCTCCATGCCCGCCGTGTAGTAGCAGCCGATGGTGCGGGCCTCACCGTCGGGCTGGACGACGGTCAAGGTGCCCGGCCCGAGCTTGGGGTTCAGGGAGCGGATGAAGGCGCGGCGGCGGGCGAGGTAGTCGGCGCGGCCGTCGTCGGACCAGAACGCCAGCGGGAGGACCAGGTCCTTGCCCTGGCCGCGGACCGAGCGCACGTACTCGCCGTCGATGTCGGGGGACTGGTCGGTGACGATCTGATAGGTGGGCATGTCCCAGCCGCGCGGGCCCGGCTGCAGCGCCCAGCCGTTCTGCCAGTCCGTGAACGTCGTCACCCGCCCGAGCGGGTCGGTGAACGACACCTGCGGCATCTCGACGGGCTCGGGCTGGCTGCCGGGCGGCGGAACGACGGCGGGTGCTACGAGGATCGGCATGGGTCAGCCCCCCACTACAGAGCGGTGCAGGAGTTCCTCGTGCGCGAGCGCATCCAGGACCGACTGCCGGGATGCGACCTCGCGGGTCGTCGCGTGGTACTCCAGGGTTCGCGGACCCCCGTTGGTGACCGTGGTGGCCGAGTGGGCGGCGCCGGGTGCGGCGGCCGTGCCGGAGACCAGCCCGGCCATCTGCCGGGCCATGCGCGCGGACACATCCGACGGGTACACCTGGGAGGGGCCGCCGGTGCGGATCAGTTCGGGGCCGCGTTCGCCGACCACTGAGAGGCCGCCGATCTGCGGGAAGCCGCCGTCGGCGTACCAGCCCAGCTGGAGTTCGTGGGCCCAGGCGTTGGCGGGGCTGCCGTAGCGCGACAGGATGTAGCCCAGTCCCCACTTCTCCTGCGTGGACGGGTTGGTGAGCCAGTCCAGTCCGGCCGTCGCCATCTTGGAGGGGGGCAGGGCCTGCGGGATGCCGTAGGCGCCCGAGGTGGGGTTGGTGGCCCGGTAGTTCCACCCGGACTCGCGGGTCCACAGCTGCTGCAGGGCGGGCCACTGGTCCATGCCCCAGCCGAACTGGGGCAGCATGGCCTGCGCCGCGGCCTGGGCGACCACGGGGGCTGCGCCGGTGGCCAGCCCCGGGCCGGACAGCTGGGCGATGCCGGGGACGCGGCCGATGCTCGTGTAGGCGCCCAGGCCCTCCTCGCGGACCACGGTGCCGGTGTGCGGGGCGTCGAGCATGGTGCCCGGCTTCACGTACATGCCCACGTGGTGCGCGGGCTGGCCGAAGAACACCAGGTCGCCCGGCTGCGCGGCGGCGGCCGACACGGGATTGGTGAACGACTGCTGCACCTGGGAGGTGCGCGGGATCGCGATGTGCGGGCCGTTCTGGTAGGCGTACTGCATCAGCCCGGAGCAGTCGAAGCCGGTCGGGGACTCGCCGCCCCACAGGTACTGGACGCCCTTGAAGCCCTCGGCGACGTGCAGCGCGGACAGGCCGGCGCCGCCGGCGCTGGTGGCCTCCTTGCCGCGGATGAACGCGATGGCCTTGGTGATGGTGGTCTCGGGCAGCAGGCGGGCGCTGTCGCCCCAGGAGCCGGGTGCGTTGCCGCCCAGGGCGGCGTCGATGATGGAGCGGACCGGCTTGAAGGCGGCTTCGGCGAGGTCGGCGATGCCTTGGCGGGCCCAGTCGACGCCCTTGCTGACGACGTGTCCGACGTCCCCGGCCAGGCTGGAGGCGGCGCCCGCGATGCCGCTGAAGATGCCGCCGCCGTCGAAGCCCTGGAGGCCGAGTGCGTCGCGGATGGCCTGGACGCCTCCGGTGCGGGCGGCGGCGTTCATGGTGTGGACGTAGTCGGGGCCAACGGCTCGGGTCCATTCGGGGCGCATGATGGCCTCGCCGCCGCTCAGGGCGACGGGGCCGCTGACGGAGGGGACGAGGTGGACGTCGCGGCCCGGGGTGTAGCCGGGCATGATGCCGCCGCTGGCGAAGCCCTTGGGCAGGGCGACGTTGGGCAGGTTGCCGAGCCCGATCTTTCCGGCGGTGGCGTTCCAGACGGTGCGGATGCCCTGGTCGTAGACGGTCTGGACCAGGAACTTGATGGGCGCGGAGAAGAGCGCTTTGACGCCGCCCCAGATCAGGCCGATGCCGTCGCGCAGGAGTTTGAACGCGCCCTGGAAGACGGTCGCGAAGGTGTTGAAGCCGGTCTTGACGGCGCCCCAGGCGGCGGCGGCAACGGTTTTGATGCCGGACCAGAGTCCGCCCCAGAGCGTTTCGACGACGCCCACGATGGTCGAGAAGATCGACTCGACGTGGTGCCAGAGGGTGGTGAACCAGCTGACGATGCCGTTGACGATGTCGGGGATGATCGAGTGCCCGAGCAGGATGTCGAACAGGTGGGTGAACCAGGTGATGATGCTGGTCACCGCGTTGACGATCATGGTGACGAACCGGGTGATCCACGTGATCACCTTGACGATGATCGGGATCAGGAAGTTGATCGCCGCCGCCAGCACCTTCACGAGCACCCCGGCGACCGCCGCGACCACGGTGATCAGCGGGGTGAGCACGACCATCAGCAGGTTCAGCAGCGGGGTGAGCAGCCCGAGCACTGCGGTCATCAGCAGGCCGATCACCGGGACCAGGGGCATGAGCGCGGGGAGCAGGCGCACGAACGTGCCGACGATCAACGTCAGCACCGGTGCGATGATCTTCAGGGCGGTGCCGATGAGCAGGCCAAAAATGTTGCCGATCATCGTCAGCACCGGAGCCAGCGGCGTCAGCACCGCGATCAGCAACTGAGCCAGCAGCGTCACGATGCCGGTGACCAGAGGGATCAACGACATCAGGATCGGCAGCAGCGCACGCACAGCCGCAGCGAAGATCGTCGCGAACACCCCGGCAATCGCGGAGACCACCGCCAGCAGCGGCTTCAGCACAGGCATCAGCGCCGCCAGCATCCCCGCGATCAGCGAACCGACCAGGTTGACCACCGGGATCAGCGTGTTGATCACACTGGTCAGGGGTCCGACCAGGGCCGCGACCAGCTGAACGATCACGCTGACCACCGCGGTGACCACCGGCGCCAGGGCCTTCACGATTGCGGTCAGCAGCGCACTGATGGGCGCGAGCAGCGGGGTGAGGGCCGAAACCACCTGCACCGCACCCAGCAGCACCGTCTGCAGCACCGGCGCCAATCCCTTGATCAGCGGCAGCAGCGCCCCACCCAGCGCGACAGCCAGCTGCTTCAGCACCGGCCCCAGCGCCACAGCGACCGCCGTGACCGCCGGTGCCAGCGCGGCCAGGAGCGGCAGCGCGGCCTGGATGAGCGACCCGAACACCCCGGCGATGCCCTTGCCCAGCGCCGCGAGCGCGCCGAAGATCTGCTTCAGGGCCGCCTGCACAGCAGGCATCGCCGAGATCTTCGCGATCTCCGCGACCGTCTGGCCCAGCACCCCCAGCACCCCGGTGCCGGCCGTCGACGCCGCAGACAGGACGTTCTTGACGACCGTGAGCACACTGCCCACCAGTGTCATCAGCTGCTTGAACAGGTCGACCGCGACCTTGATGTCCGACCCCAGGGCGCCTCTGGAGAACAGGCCCGTCAGCTTTCCCGCAACCTTGTCCACCAGCGAGCCGACAGCACTGGTCAGCTTGTTGAACTCGGGCTGCGCGGCCACCGTGATCTGCCCGAACGCGGTGACGACCTGGCCCGGGATCGCCATCAGCGGACGCAGCCCCGTCGCCGCACCGGCCAGGATCTGCTTCAGCTGCCCCGACTTCTCCAGATTCCCGAACGCGCTCAGGGCGTTTTTGCCCATCAGGTTCAGGTCCCCGGCCACGCCCATCAGGCCGGTGCGCAGCGTCGGCAGCACCGACCGGGCCAGCGATCCCACCCGGGTGCCGATCCCGGCCAGCAGCGTGTCCTGCACGCCAAGCTGCAGCCCGTGCCAGGCCGGCGCGAGCGCCACGATCTCGTTGACGAACGCGCGCGCGTTCGGCGACAGCTGCGACATGGCCTTGGACAGCGCCGAGGTCTGCGCGGCGGCCGACTGCTGCGCCTGGGCCAGGGCCTCGGTGGCGTCCGCCACGTTCTGCTGGGCGTCGGCGATGCCCTGCTGCGCGTCCGCGACCTTCTGCTGCGCGTTGGCCAGGTTCTGGCCTGCGTCCGCGACCTTCTGCTGCGCGGCGGCCAGCGCCCCCTGCTTGTCGATGACAGTCTGGTTCGCGGAGGCGACGTTCTGCTGCGCGGTGGTCATCGCCGTCGTTCCGGCGATGCCCTTCTTGTTCGCCGCCGCCGTGTCGTTGGACAGTTCGGTGACCTGCTGGCGCTGCTCCAGCAACTGCTGCTGGGCCTGCGCGAACGTCAGCTGGGCCTGCTGGCGCTGGTCGATGGTGGACTTGGGGTTGGCCAGCACCGCGTTCAGGTTGGTCTGCGCGGCGGCGACGTTGAGGATGTCCTGCTGCTGGGAGAGCTTCGCGTCGGCGAGGCTGTTGTTCATCGACTCCAGCTCGCGCCGGCCCTGCTCGCGCGCGGAGGTCAGGGCCTGCTGGGCGGCCACTGCGGCCCGCTGCGCGTTCGCGAGGTCCTGCTCGGCGGTCTTCACACCGGTGACGGCCTGCGCCTGCTGGCGCTGCGCGGACGACACGCCCTGCGTGGCCTGCTGCAGCTGCTGCTGGGCCGTGGTGACCCCGCGGATCGCGGTGGCCACCGCCTTCTGCGCGGACTCGACGGCCTTGGCGGAGCTGGCGGCCTTGGTGGCGTCCGTGGTCGAGGTCGAGAAGGCGGCCTTGAACGCAGCACCCAGACCGGTCGTGCCGATCTTGATGGCGGCCAGGGCCGAGCCGACCCCGGCGATGGCCGGGACTGCGAGGGCCGCGGCTGGTGCCATGGCGATCAGGGCCTGCCCCACCGAGGCCAGGGTCGGCACAGAGGTGATCGCAGTGACCTTGAGGGCGCTGAGGGCCCGGTCCATCAGACTGAGCGCCCGGTCGCTGTTGCCCGAGTCCACGCCGACGCTGATCGAGGTGCGCCGGTCGCGGGCCGCCCGGTCGATGGCCGCATCCGCGGTCGCTGTGCCGTGCTCGGACACGTCGATGACCACGCTGCGGTTCTGCGCAAGGTTGTTCAGCGCGGTCCGGACCGACACCGTCGCTGCGTAGTCGAGCTCCGGGACGACCTTGATCGTGACCTTGTTCTTGAGCGCCACCCCCAACTGGTTCTTCAGCCGGGTGACGGACGCCTGGTCGAGCTCCAGGCCGACCTTCAGCGTCGTGCCCGCGATGGCCCCGACCTGGCTGCGGACCGAGGCAACGGACCCGGTGTCCAGCTGCACCTTGAGCTTGACGGTGCGGTCCGCGCCCAGCGCGTCCAGGCGCGTCTTCACCGCGGTGTCGCCGGTCAGCGACGTGGAGAACTTGACCTGCCGGTCGCCCGCCAGCAGGTCCAGCTTGGTCTTGATCGGAGCGGTCGGCGCCAGGTCCAGGCCGACCTTGACGACCGGCGTCAGCCTGCCCAGCTCCAGCTGCAACTGCGGCCCGAAGCTGCCGGTGTCCGGCATGACCTTGACCGACGTGGAACCAACCGTCGTAGGCACTGCGACCTCCCTTCCCGATCAGACGGACTGCTGCTCCAGGGCCGCGATCCGGGCCCGCCACTCCTCCACGCCCACCGGCTCCGCAACCGGGGCACTCGCCGGGCTGAGACTGTCCAGCACCGCCCGCACCCTGGCCGCCTTCGCCGACCTCGCCGCCGCCACCTCCTCGTCCTCGACCAGATGAGGAGGATCAGCCGCCTTCAGATCCGGCGGCGCGCCCTTGAACTGCCAGCCCGTCCACGCCAGACGGACCAGCAGAATCAGGGCGTTGTACTGCGCCGCCTGCAGGTAGGTGGCCTGTGACCAGCGACGACCCTCGACGTCGCCGGCCACAGCCGCCTTGGTGGCCGAGTCCTCAGGGAGGGCGTCGACCAGGTCCCGCAGCTCCGCCCACGACATGGAGCCCTCGCCCCACGACAGCGCCCAGAACTCGTCCAGGCGCCGCCCCGGGTAGTAGCGCTGAATATCGGCGCGCACATGGCCGGCGTGCTCCTGAAGGAGGCTCAGGAGCCGGAGCCTTCCCCCGCCGTGGTGCCCGCCTCCCCGTCCAACTCGCCGATGATCTCCTTGAGCTCGCCGACGGTGAGCTTCATCTCCCGCACCAGCACGTCGAACTCCTCGGGCGGGCTGGCGATCTCGCGCAGGATGGCGATGTTCGCGTCGCCGCCCTTGGCCTGCACCTCCTCGATGAGTTCGATCGGCCACAGGTCCTGTGCCAGAAACGAGCACGTGTGCTCCTTGCCGTCGGCGGTCTCGAAGTCCAGGTCGAGGTGCGTGACCTTGGCGGCTGCGGTCTGCTGGGCGCGCATCTCGGACAGGCGCATGCGCTTGCGGTTGGGCTTGGACATGACTGCGGTTCCTCATCCGGCGGGGACTGGGCGGGGTGTGGTGGCCGGTGCGCCCGCCCCCGCCCGGAAGGGGCACACCGGCCACGATCAGGGGGCGGGTCAGGACAGGGTGATGCCGTTGCTGTACCGGTTCACGCTCTTGCCGCCGGACGGGTTGGTCAGGGCCGTGAACGTCATCTCCATGGACGCGGCGTCGTTGGCGTTGAACTTGCGGTCGCCGCGGTTGGTGACGTCCGCACGCGCGATCATGATCCGCTCGATCTTGTTGTCCATGACGACGTCCAGGCCCAGGGCCGTGGTGTAGGCCGTGGTCGTCGAGGCGGAGCCGAAGGCCACGAAGGCGCCCGTACCGGCCCCGGAGGCGTTCATGTCGGAGGCCTTGACCGCGTAGTAGAGCTGCAGGGTTGCGGCCGTGGTCTCCAGGAACGTCATCTTGAACGTCTGCTGGCGGTTCTTCACCCGGGTGATGACCGGCGAGTTCTCGCCCCAGGCGTCGATCTCGGTGCGGTTCTCGCCCAGGCTCTCGTCCAGGCCGTCGGTGGAGATGTAGCCCAGGTCCACCCACGGGGTCGCCCACGCCGTGAAGGGGTCGGCGGGGAAGGCGGTGCCGACGACGGCCATGTAGGCCTTGCCGGTGACACCGATGATCACATTGTCCGCTGTGCCCACGAGGGCCTCCTCAAGATCCGGCTCGGGGCGGGCGCACGCTCATGCCTGCGATCCAGCCAAAGCGGGTGATATTGGTGTTCGGCTCCTCCGGTCGGGCCGTGGGCCCGACTTCCTCCCACGCCCTGCTGACCGATCCCTGCGGTGTCGAGGCCCCCGCCATCGACATCCACGCGGCCCGCACGCGCGCCACCAACTCCTTGCACTGCGCCCGGCTCGCGGCGTAGCAGTCCACCGACAGGCGCGGGTTGTCCCGCAGCACGTCGCCGCCCCACGCCGCGATGTCCGGCAGGCCGCCGGCCCGCAGCACCCGCACCACCGGCAGCGCCGCAGTGAACGCGGATCCGTCCGGCAGGTCGGTGCACACCGTCACGCCGTCCAGCGCCGCCGTCAGGAGGGCGACGGCCATCAACTCCTCGTCGGGCAGCAGCACACCCCCTGCCATCAGGAATCGCCCCCGGCCGCATCCAGGGCCCGCGTCAGGGTGAAACGGGCCGGATGGATCGAGCGGCCGTGCCGGTCGGTCTGCCGCGTGCCGTGCTCCACATAGATCGCGTAGTGCACGTCCGCGGTGACCGTGCGGGCCCCGTCGGCGTCGTACTGCGGCTCCTGGTGGATCGACGCCCGGTACGCGCCGGTCAGTACCGGGGCGGTGGATTTCGCCGCCTGCACCACCATGTCCGTGCGCCGCTGCAGATCCCGCTGCACATCCGGATCCACCACGAGGCGGTTGATCGCGGCCTGGTCCAGGGTCACGTCCATCAGCCCTGCACCTCCTTCAGGACCACCGAGAGATGCGCCAGCGGACCGCCCCGGTAGATGTCGGGGCGCCCGTCGACCTCCCACGTGCGGTCCAGCCACTGGATGCGCGAGAACTCGCCGACCGGCGAATTGGCGGGCATGATCGCCCGCATGGTCGTCGTGGTCTGGTCGTTGGCCGTCGTGTTCTCCTGGCCGGACAGCGGATCGACCGTTACCCGGCCGATGACCGTGGCGACCGCCGCATCCCAGTCCCGGACCTGATTGCCGTACCCGTCCTTGGACAGGGGCGCGTTCAGGACCGTGACCCGCTCGTTTCCGATGACCGGCACGCGCCATCACCCGAACGTCACAGGGAAGGGATGCAGCAGGCCGGAGGTGCGCAGGGCCTGCGCCGCCCTCGGCCCCAACTGCGGGGTCGTGGCAGCCGCATTGGCCCCGGTGCGGCGCGTGACGGACCGCGACCCGGTCGTCATCGACTGCACGTCCGAGGTCGCCCCCGTCTCGTCGTCGCGGTCCATCAGCCAGTGCACCTGCCGCTCGCACGCCTTGCGCAGCGCCGTCTGGACCGCCGCATCCGTCGGCATCCCGCTGTCGTCGGTGGCGTAGCGCGCACCGACGAGCACGCCGTCCAGGTCGTCCGACGCCTCCTCCAGGAGGCGCGACACGTCCAGGGGCAGCGGCAGGGAGCCGAGGAATGCGGTGAGGTCGTCGACGGACGCGTATGGCACGGCTACACGACCCCCGCGCTGTCCAGGTCCTCGGTGCCGTCCTGGTCGGCCCACAGCAGCAGGGCCTTCTTGGACATGCCCTCGGCCTCGTACTTCGCCAGGCCCTGGGTGATGGCCCAGTCGCGCCACTGGCCGACGGAGGCGCTGGCTGCCGGACGCCCGTGGACGACCTCGCCCTTGGCGTCGGCCTCCAGTTCGGTGTCGTCGGCCCGGCGCAGCGCGCCCTTGGCGAGCTGCTTGGCCATCAGCGGATCCGCGGGAGTCCCGGGCCGGGACTCGTCGAGGTGCAGCACAATGCCGCCCTCGCCGACGTAGGTGCCCACCTGGGCGGAGGTGTCGGTCATGTCAGGTGTACCTCGGGTACTTGAGGGCCTTGATCGACCCGGTGAACCCGGTCGCGAAGTCGATGCTGACCGAGCCGTCGGCCTGCAGGATCCGCGCCGAGGCGAACGGCCCCAGCCAGGAGGTGCCCGGTGCGGCAGCGACCGGCAGGACCAGGTCGCCGGCGCCGCCCTGGAAGCGGTTGCCCGCCCGCAGGGTCACGGTCAGGGCGCCGGCGGTGGTGTTGGACACGAGCAGGATCAGGTGCTCGGGGGAGACGCCGGGGGCGATGGTGGCGCCGTTGGTCACCAGAGTGGAGTCGATGGTGGTGCCGAGCGCGGAGCCGCCCGATGTGGCGTCGGACAGGTTGCTGTTCGGGGCGAGGGCGCTGGGCACGATTGCGGTACGAGACATGGCAGTGGTCCCTTCGGCTCAGGCGGCCGGGTCGATGACGGCGACGGCGAGGCCGGTGGGGCGCACGAGCTTGCCGCCGTAGACGTGCAGTCCGCGCACGGCGTCGGCGAACGTGGTCTGGAGGCGCAGGGCCTCGGTCTCCACGATCTGCTCGGCGTAGGACAGCGCCCCCGGGTACCCGGCGATGACCGCCTGGTAGTCGCTGGACGGGTTCGGGGTGTTGTTGGATTCGAGGATGTCGAACCCGGCGGCCCTGCCGACCATGCCGTTGCGCAGACCGGTGTCGGTCCCGGCCTCGTTGGCGCGGATGAAGCGCGGGTCCAGCAGCAGGGAGCCCATGAACTCGGGGGACACGACGCAGTACCGGCCCTGGGAGGGCACGTTGCTCTTGGTCAGGCGGGTGCGCAGCGGCACCAGGACCTTGTCGTAGGCGTCGGTGACCGTGGTGTACGTGTTGATCGGCGAACCGGTCGACCCGATCTGGTTCGCGGCGGCCACGCCGGTCCACATCGAGGCCACGAACTGGTCGGCCTTGTCCGCCAGGACGTAGGCCGAGTTCTGCATGACCTGCACCATCGGGTCCCCGAGGGCCTGGGCGCGGTCGATGTCGTCCAACTTCTGCGCCCACGACTTGCCCTGGTCGATGTGCAGGGTCGTCCCGGCGTCGGACACGTCCTCGTAGGTCAGGACGGAGCCGTTGGTGTAGTCGGTGACCGTCGGGTTGCCGATCCCGGAGATGTGGACGGTGTCGCCGCGCTGGGCGATCTCACCCTCGTAGTCGCGGTTCACGATGGTGGGCTGCGCATAGATCAGGGTCTTGCGGAGCTCCACCAGGAGCATCGCGGACCACACTTCCGGCTTGAACGCCAGAATGGACATTCAGGTTCCTATCCGGCACCGGAGAGGTAGTCGCGGAGCTGACCACTCTTGCGGGCCTGATCGATCTGGTCGGGGGTCATTCGCTTCACCTCCGCCCCTGTGAGCTGCCTCTTTCCGCCTGGCGTCCCGTTGAGGTCAGCCCCTCCGCGCGCCGGTGGCTGTGGGGCCTCGGGCTGCTTGAGGGCGAGCTTCGGATTGCCTTCGACCGCCTTGGCGACTGCCGCCGCGACGTCGTCCGCAAAGGTGCTCGCGGCCGGGTCGAGGTCCCGGATGGAGCGCAGGAAGCTGCGCGAGTCCAGGAGTGCGTCCGCGTCCCCGCCGGCACTGCCGGCAGATCGGTACACGGCGAGCTCGACGTCGCGCTGGCGGGCCAGGGCCTGCGTCTTCTCGGTCTCCGTGCGCGCGTCGGCGAGCTGCTTGGTCAGTTCCTCCACTGACGGCGGCTTCGCCTCCTCGCCCTGGAGCCCGAATGCGGCGGCGAGCTTCTTGACCAGGTCGGCCTGCTGCTGAGCGGCCTGCTCAGTCGCGGACTTCTCTGCGGCGGTGCGCTTCTCGCGCTCGGTGGCGACCTCGCCTCGGAGGTTCTCGACCAGGCGCTCGAACTTGGCGGGGTCGAACTCGCCCTCGAACTTGGGGGCCTTGCCCTGCGGTTCGGCGGCGGGTGCGTCGGCGGCGGGTGCCGCAGGCGCTGGCGATGCAGGTGCGGGAGGTGCTGCCGGTGCCGGGTTGGCGTCGGCGGCGGGGGTGACCGGCGGGGCGTCGCCAGAAGGCGCAGCGGTGCCGGGGGCGGGAGTGGTCATGTGGGATTCCTCCAAAGAGACCGGCATCGCCTTGGGTGCCGTGTACGCGCAGAGACCGCCCTTGACGGCCGCGTACTGAGAAGGATCATATATCCCAAGTGGCCAAGAAGCGCCACACTACTTGTACAGTTCCTACAAAAAGGCTGGAGGTGTGATCGTGGCGCTCCCCACAGCGACCCTCGGCGACATCGCCCAGCGGCAGACCACCGCCCTGGCCGAACACACCCACGCCGCCAACTACACCGCCACTGCCCCGCTCACCTACGCCCTCCAGGCGGCGCAGACCGCAGCCACCCACGACTGGATCCGCACCACCGGCGGCCTGCACACGCCACCAACACCCGCCCAAGCCAAGGCCCTCGCCGCCTGCACCCGCGCCCGCGTCACCGCCGCCATGACCGGACAGGCCGCCCACGCCCAGCGCATCGCCACCGCAGCCGCCCACACCGCAGGCCAACTCGGCACCCAGCAAGCCACCGCCTTCGCCCGCCACGCCGGATTCACCGCACCGGCTGCCGAAGCCCCACCCCTCGCCGACGACGTCACCGTCGGAATCGACCAACTCCCGCACGGCATCAAGCAGGACCACGACGCCGCCATCGCCATGCTCACCGCCGCAACCCTGACCGCCCTCGGCCTCGCCGCGATCACCGCGGCCGTCAACCGGGCCAAACGCGCAGCCGGCCGCATCCGGGCCACCATCGGATGGTCCGTCACCCAGCAGGTCGCAGCCGGCGTCACCGCCGTGGCGCGAGCCATCGGGCGCGTGCTCGCGGGCGACGGCGTGATGGTCATGTGGGTGGCCGAACCCGGCGCCTGCCCCGCCTGCCAGGGCTACGCCGGACACTCCGTCAAACCCGGACGCCTCTTCCCCGGCGGCCTGTCCACGGACCCGGCGAAGGTCTCCTACCCCGGCGCGATCAACGGCCCCCCGCGGCACATCAACTGCCGCTGCACCACCATCCCCTGGCACCCGGACTGGCAGGACCCCACACAGCCACCCATGGCCAGCGTCCTGCAGGACCGCGCCACCCGCCCCTGATCATGACCAGTCGAGACGCCCCGCGCGGGCGCGAAGGAGAACCGATGGCCCGCCCGCTCGGCGACGACGAGAAGGCCGAGATTCGCCGCCTGTACGCGGATGGCCTGGGCCGCAATGCCATCGCCCGCACGATTGACCGGGCCGTGGGTACGGTCACGGCCTACTGCGCCGCGCAGGGCCTGCTCTTCGACCGGTCCGAGACCGAGGTCGCCGTCCACGCCCGCAAGGTCGACCTCGCCGCGATGCGCGCCCAGTCCGCCATCGAGCTGCAGGAGGATGCGGACCGGCTTCGGCGGCAGATGTGGGAGCCGGCCGTGGTCTTCGCGTTCGGCGGCAAGGAGAACGTGTACACCGAGGAGCCGGTGTCCGAGCCGCCGCCGGCGGACAAGCGCACGTTGATGGCCGCCGCTGTGATGGCCTACGACCGGTCGTTGAAGCTGTCGCCGCCGAAGGCCGGGGGCGGCTCGCAGGAGAACCGGAGCATGCTCGGGACGCTGGCCGAGGACCTGCGCGCATGGGTGTCCGAGAACGAGTCGGACCGCCCGGAGCAGGTCGACTGACGATGCGCCAGGCGATGCGGGGTGTCCATGCGCGGACTTAGCCTCGCCCTGTCCCCGAAGCAGATGGGGTTCATCGCGAACTCGACGGCGCGCATCAACATCGCCCACGGGTCGGTGCGGTCGGGCAAGTCGATCGCGGCGACGGTGGCGTTCTTCATCGCCGTCAACGAGGCCCCGGACTCGGGGCTGGTGCTCATCATCGGCCGCTCCCTGCAGACCATCGAGCGCAACGTCCTGGACCCGATGATGGACCCGGAGCTGTTCGGGTCCCTGTCAGCGGATGTGCAGCACACGCGTGGAGCGACGACGGCAACGATCTTGGGCCGCACCGTGCACCTGATCGGCGCCTCGGATGCGCGCGCGGAGGGCCGGCTGCGCGGCCTGACGGCCTGCCTGGCCTTGGTGGATGAGGCGACGCTGCTGCCTGAGGGCTTCTGGAACCAGCTTCTGGGCCGCCTGTCCGTGCCTGGGGCGAGGCTGCTGGCGAGTACTAACCCGGACTCGCCGCAGCATTGGCTGCGGCGTGACTTCCTGCGCCGCGAGGACACCCTGAACCTGCGCTCGTGGCACTTCACCCTGAAGGACAATCCTTCGCTTACCCGCGAGTACGTCGACGGTCTGTCGGCGGAGTACACGGGCCTGTGGCGCAAGCGGTTCCTGGAGGGCCTGTGGGTCGCCGCGGAGGGCGCGATCTTCGACATGTGGGACGAGGACGTCCACGTCGTCGACCGGGTGCCCATCGGCCGGATCCGGCGCTGGATCGCGCTGGGCGTGGACTACGGCACGACGAACCCGTTCCACGCAGTGCTGATCGGCATCAGTGAGGAGCGGCGCCTGTACGCGGCGGCGGAGTGGCGCTACGACTCGCGGCACATGCGCCGTCAGCTCACCGACGTGGAGTACTCGGAGCGGCTGCGCGCCTGGATGTCCGACGTGCCGCACATCGGCCCGGTGCGCCCGCAGTACGTGGCCGTGGACCCGTCGGCGGCCTCGTTCAAGACACAGCTGTTCCGCGACAAGCTGCGCCCCCACGCGGCCGACAATGCGGTCCTGGACGGCATTCGCACCATGTCGTCGCTCCTGGCGGGCCGCCAGCTCTTCGTTGACGCCTCGTGCACGGAGTTGATCTCTGAGATCCCCGGCTACTCGTGGGACGACCGCGCCCAACTGTTGGGAGACGACAAGCCCATCAAGGTCGCCGACCACGGAATCGACGGGCTCCGCTACGGCCTGATGACCACCCGGTCCCAGTGGCAGCACCAGCTCGCCCCCGCCGCCTAACCCCTCTTGGAGACCCGACATGCCGCTGCCCCTGGACGACGCCCCCTGGCCGCCGCCGGACCTCAACCCGGTGTGGAACTCGCTGCAGGTGTGGCACGCCTGGTATGCGGGGCTGCCCAAGGACCTGCAGTCCGTGTACGGGGGTGTGGCCACCGCGGGATCGTCGCCGCTGGCCCGGCAGTTCTTCGACATGGACAAGCCCGGCTCCAACCAGGTGTCCGTGGTCGCGCGCACGTTCTGGGGCGAGCCGATCCCGCCTGGTGAGCGGCGCGTCAAGTTGCACATTCCGCTGCCGGGCGACATCTCGGAGCTGTCGGCGTCGTTGCTGTACTCCGAGCTGCCGCAGATCCGGGCCGCGGACACCAGCGGCCTGGGCACGGCGACGACGGACCGCATTGCCCGTTACCTGGACGACCGTGGCCACGCCACCCTGCTGCAGGGCGCCGACACTGGCTCGGGGCTGGGCGGCGTCTATCTGCGGGTGGTGTGGGACGCGACGCTGCGCGATCACCCGTGGCTGACCGTGGTGCACCCGGACATGGCCGTCCCGGAGTGGCGCTGGGGCTGCCTCACCGCGGTGACGTTTTGGCAGACTGTGCAGCAGGACCCGTCGGGCACCGAGGAGTGGCGGCTCCTCGAATACCACACCCCGGGCCTGATCGAGTACGGCCTGTACAAGGGATCGCTGACGGAGATCGGCGAACGCCTGCCCCTCGCCGCACACCCCAAGGGCGTGGAGCTGATGGGGCAGCTCACCGACAAGACGCCGGGCCGCGAGCAGCAGGTCACCGGCGTCGACAAGCTCCTGGCCGTGTACATCCCCAACATGCTCCCGAACCGGGTGTGGCGTACCGTGCCCGGCTCCGAGCCGCTGGGGCGCTCGGACTACACGGGCATCGAGCAGCTCTTCGACTCCCTGGACGAGACGTGGACGTCGTGGATGCGGGACCTGCGCCTCGCCCGCTCCCGGATCATGATCCCGCAGTCGATGCTGGAGACCGACGGCCCGGGGCAGGGGGCGATCTTCCGCGACAAGGAAGTGTTCGTGCAGATCAACAGCCTCGCCGACGGCACCAGCGGCGAGGCCATCACCATGAACCAGTTCCAGATCCGCGTGAAGGAGCACGAGGACACGTGCACCGCGATCGTCAACCAGGTCCTGCGGTCCGCCGGCTACTCATCGCAGTCCATGGGCGCGGACAAGGGCATGGTCGCGGTGACGGCCACGGAGATCGCCGCCCGCAAGGAGCAGTCCCTCGCCACCCGGGACACGAAGATCCTGTACCAGCGTCCGGCGCTGGATCAGGTGTTGAAGGTGCTGCTGGCCGTGGACGCGAAGTGGTTCAAGGCTGCCGTGGACCCGACGGCGGACCTGACCATCGCGTGGCCGGACGCGGTGCAGGCCGACCCTCAGTCCCAGGCCACCACGCTGTCGTTCCTGAAGGCCGCCTCCGCAGCATCCACGGACACCATGGTGCGGATGCTGCACCCGGAGTGGGAGGACATTGAGGTCGCCGAGGAGGTGGCCCGCATCCGCGAGGAGTCCGCACCGCCGGTCACCCTCACCGCCCCTGCTGCACAGCCGACAGGGCAGGTTCAGCAGCAGGGCCAGGAACCGGGGCAGGCGGAGGAGGGCACGGCGGCCTCGGCGTGGGCGGACCAGGCCGATTCGGAGGGAGCAGCCCAGCCGGGGGCTGCGGCGGCGTAGGCTGCCCGCCTGTGCACGCCAAGTGGCGTGCAGGTGGGGGGATGCGGGATGTCGGTACGTCTGCGCGGCGGGGTGGGCCCGGTTCGGGTGTCGGTGCCGCTCATGCCCCGAGGGATGCTGCGCGCCTTCGTGATGCTCTTCGTCTACACCGGCGTCGGGGTGTGGCTGCTGTGCAAGTTCATCTACTGGACCGCCCCGGTGTGGATCTGGCGGACCTCGCATCGGGCGTGGCTGCGCTCGCGGGCAGGCCAGCAGCCATAGCGATCCGGTGCGGGCGGCTCAGCCGGTGACGGTCAGCGGATAGGCGGGGATGGCGACGATCTCCGGATTGTCGGTGACCCGCACCGACACCTGGTACTGACCCGGCGCCAGCTGCGTCGTACCACCCGGCCCGACCATGCACAGGGCCGTGTACCAGCCGCCCGCAGCAGTCGGGGTCACGCCGTCCCAGGAGCCCGCATACCAGTGCGCACCAACAAGAGCAGCCCCAGGCCCGGTGAACGCGAACTCGACCGTGTCGCCGGTCGGGTCGTGCGGGGCACCGCCTGAGGTCGCCCTCACCCAGGCCGGAACGAACTCCAGGGATGCCGCAGAAATGGACCTGGTCACGGGCACAGTCACGGGCTCACCTTACGCATCGGGTTCACGGGCGGTCCAGCGCTGGACACCGGCCCTGGCCGTCCAGCGGGACTGTTCGGGGGCGCAGGCCGTCCAGCGCTCGGGGGCGGCCCTGACGGTGAAGACAATGTCCCGACTGGCGGCGCCTGCGACGATCGGCCTCGCGGTGCCGGTCTCCACGGCCGGCCCGAGGGCGGCGGCCTTGGCGCCCGTCAGCGGCTGGGCCGCCTCGACGGATACGGCCACGCCGAGGGTTTGACTCGCCATGTGCGCCAGGGGCTGTGCGGACTCGGTCTGCGCGGCGACAGGAAGCGGCGCGGCCTTGGCCCCGGCGACGGCCTGCCCGGCGGCGACCTCAACCGCAGCACCGGGCGTGGCCGTCTTGCCGCCGGCCGGGGCCTGCGCGGAGTCGGCCGTGGCGGCAGGGCCGAGGAGGCTTGCCTTCGTGCCGGCCAGTGCCTGTGCCGACTCGGCCGCGGCGGCGAAGGCCAGGGCAGCGGCCTTGGCGCCCGTGGCGGGCTGCGCCGTCTCGGTGGCGGCTCCGATACTGAGCGGTGTCGTCTTCGTCCCGGTCACCGACTGGGCGGACTCGACGGCGCCCGCAAAAGTGATGGTGGCCGTCTTGGCGCCGGCGAGCGACTGCGCGGCGTCGGGCCCCGCGGCGATGCCGAGGGTGGCCGACTTCGCCCCCGTGAGCGTCTGGGTGGTCTCAATGCCGCTGGCGATGCCGAGGGTTGCGCCTTCGGTCACGTCCGCGGCGGCGAAGTTGTCGTAGCGGAGCGCGCTGGCTGAGTCGCCGCGGATGCCGACGCTGGTGCCGGTCGTGACGGCCGTGTTGGTGACGGAGATGCGCAGGGTGCCGTTGACGTATCCGGTGATTGCCGAGCCGACTGCCTGGATCTTGACGACGTCGCCCGCTACGGCTGCCGCAGCGTAGGTGCCGATGCTGGTGAAGCTGCTGCCGACAACCTGGAACAGGTCCCAGCTCGTGCCGTTGTTGCGCAGCAGGTAGCCCTGGGTGAAGCCCACATTTCCGCGGCACCACACGCCCTGGCTCGCCACCGTGGTTGCGGGGATGGCGACCTGCGCGTAGTGGTCGTTGCTGGCCATGGCGGTCGCGGCGCGCAGGACGATCGTGCCGCCTGCTGCGCCGGGTGAGAGCTGGTTGGAGACGACCGTCCAAGTGCCGGATACCTGGACCCAGCTGGCGCCGACAGCTCCGTCGGCGCGGTTGAAGTCGTCGGTGAACGTCGTCACGTCGGCGCCTCCCGCTGTCGGCCCGGTGGGAGTTACGCGGCGGAGGTGGCCCGGTAGAGGTCCGCGATGGCCAGGACGAAGGTGTTGCCGTCCGGCGTCCACGGCAGGTCGTGCTTGGTGAGCGGGATGAGGTCCGCGTCGGTGCCGGTGGTGGTATCGGGGTCGTAGCAGACCACGACGGCGCTGATCGCGTTGCCGGTCGGTGCGGTGAAGGTGACGTCGGCGGCGTCGACGGCCACGCGGTCGCTGGTGTTGTCGACGGTGACGGTGACGCTGGCGAGCGCCTTCCTGGTGACGGTGGTCTGCTCGTTGGTGGTGCCGGCGACCACGGAGCCGAAGTCGGCCTTGTCGCGCAGGACGGTGTCGGTCTCCAGGCCGCTGGTCTCCAGGGCGATGAGGACGAGGCCGTCGTTTGCGGCGGGCAGGCTGGCGTAGTAGGCCACCTTGCCGAGGGCGATGTTGAAGACGATGTTGGCCACGCTGATCTCCTCCACTCGGTCGAGTCGGGGGTGAACTGCGCGTTCGGCTTCGCGCGGGTCGCTGCCCTTGCTGTCGTGCTGCCAGCGTAGGGCATCAGGGGCGGCCATGGTCATCGTCGCCGGGCTGGCCGTGACATGCCGCAGCCCCCACTCGGCGGGGGGATGCGAGTGGGGGCTGCGGTGCACGGGTGTACCAACCGTGCACCCAGCATGCCCGGTTGCGGGGCACACCGTGGGCGAATCACGCTGTTTCTGCTGCGCCGTCGGTGACTTGGCGTCACGATGGGGCGCATGGAGACCGTCGTGACGGTGCAGGCGCGCAGCGAGGCCGAGGCTGAGCGGTGGCTGGAGAAGCTGCGCACGATCGGACTGGAGCCCGTGTCGGCGCCGAAGCAGCCGGTGGGGCGCGACAGGTGGATGGTCCGCGCCCGGCCCGCGACTCAGCCAGGTTGATCGACGCGACTGCCGCTGTCCACGTCCACGCCGATCTTCTGCAGCTTCCCCCCGAACGACACCGTCGCGTTGACCACCGTCCCGCCGTCGGCCCCGGTCCGCATCGCGTCCTGCACGAACGCGGCCACCTCGTCCAGCGTCAGGAACTGGCCTCTGTCGGCCGCGTGCTCGACCTTCTTCTTCGCCATGCCCTCATCCTCTCGCGTCCACCGCGCCACCGTCCGGCGGTCGCGGGCGTCAGTGCCACGGTGCGGGGCCGGTCCGGGACGCCCAGGCGGCCAGGGCCTGCTCGTCGAACAGGCGCAGCCCGACGCGCCGGCCGAACGCGGCGGCCTGCTCGGTGAACGTGGACGTCGTCACCACTGCGGCGAGGTCTGCGCCGTGGATCTGCCGGTACGTGCCGTTGACCGCCTGCACCATCGGGGAGCGAACCGGGTTGCCGACGGCGTAGCGCTTGGCCTGGATCAGGATCCGGCGGCCGTCCGGGGTGGTGGCCAGTACGTCGGCGGCGAGGTCTCCTGCTCCGCCGACGACGGTGACGTTGCGGCAGCCGTCGCGGCGGCACAGGTCGGCGAGGGCGTGCTCGAACTGGGTCGGGCTGAGCCGCCGGAAGTCCATGACGGGGCGCCGGCAGTAGGGCGCGATGGTGCGGCGCTGAGCGCGGTGCATCTTGATGTACACGAAGCCAATGGCGGTGGTGGCTGCGATTGCCGCAACGCAGATCATGATCTGCGGGTGCCGGGAGAGCCACAGTGCGGCGTCGAACAGGATCAGGGCGGCAATGATCAACATGGGGCCGGTGATCCGCTGGCGCTGTACGCGCCTGCGCAGTTGGGCTTTCGCCTGGCGCACGCGGAGAGGTGTGGTCACGACTGGCTCATCTCGGGGACAGGCAGCCCGTACTCGCCGCTGGCGGCCGGGTTGCGGAGGATGGTGCCGTCCTTGACCAGGCGGCTGACCGTGTTCTCGACCGTCTTGCGGGCGACACCGGACTGGTCCGTGATGGCGTCCAGGTGCAGGTAACCGACGTCCAGACCGATCGGGTCGCGGTACTCGCCCAGGACCGTGAGGATCTTCTCCTGCGCCGTCGGCTCCTTCGCCGCGGCCGGCTTCGCCTGACCGGGCGTCCACTTCGCGGCGCCGTCCTCATCCTCGTCTTCGGCGGCTGGCCCGACGGGGACCAGCGCGATCTCGCCGCGGTCCTCCCACTCGGGCCAGTCGGCGGGAATGACGATCTGCTCCGGATCGAACAGGCCGGCGGCGGACTCCAGGATCCACAGGCGCATCATCTCGGCGCGGTCGTCGGGCCCGACGGTGTAGCCGACGCCGAACGTGCGGCTGGGGTCGTCGTCGGGGACCGTCGGGTCGTAGATCAGAGTGTCGTCCTCGTCGCTCTTCCAGAACGCCGGGATCTTGGCGGGGTCGACGCCCGCGAACGCGTCGGGCAGGTCGACCCGGTTCCTCTGGTCGCTGTCGGAGCGCAGCAGGATCAGGGCGCCGCCGTAGAACACGTTGTCGCGGATGGAGGTGTCCGAGCCCATCTTGTCGAGGTTCAGGATCTGCCCGCACAGGATCAGGATCAGGCCCAGTGAGCGGCCCTGCTCGGCCAGGGCGGCGATGATGAATGCCGCCTCGGCCTTGTTGGTTGCCTTCTCGCCGAGGAGCTGGGCGAACTCGTCCAGGACCACGGCGGTGTAGGGCATGTCGGCGGTCGGGACGAAGTTCTTCATCCGCAGCCGCTGCGACTGCTCGACGCGGTGCAGGAGGAGGGCGTAGGCCACGCGCAGGGCGCCCATCGCACCGTCGATACCGCAGCCGGGGTAGGTGGCCATGTCCTCGACGTCGGGGTTGCTGGAGCCCTTGGGGTCGGCGTAGATGATCGCGACCCGGTTGACGTGGTAGCTGAGGCACAGGAGCTGCAGCGCCCCGCCCTTCCCGGAGCCGGTCACCCCGGCGATCAGGACGTGCCGGGCGCCCATCCTGGTGTCGTACAGCTGCACGCGGGCAGGGCGGCCGGAGATGCCGGTACCCAGGTTCACGAACCCGTTGGCGTTGGCGAGCAGCGTCTCGGGGCCAGGCAGGGGCTGGCCGGCTTCCAGGGGTGAGCGGTCCATGAGCCGGAGCTTGGCCCGGCGGGGGTTGTTCGTGGGTTCGACGGACGTCAGCAGGGTGGTGGTGCGAAGTGCTCCGGCGATGCGGTATGAGTCGGGGGCGGTGACGGCGTCGGTGTCCTCGTCGGCGACGACCCATGCGGCGATGCCACCGGTTGCAGGGTCGGGGACGATGCCCTCCAGGTGGGTGCCGGGCATGCAGCCGCCCTTGTGGCCCACACGCCGCAGCCACAGTGCCTCCAGGGCGCTGTACTCGGCCACGTCGACGGTCGGCGCGACCACGTCGACGTGGATGTGGCGAGAGCTGGTGTGCGGACCGTCAATGAGGTGGACCCGCGCCTCGGGGACGCCGTAGACCCCGGACACGGTCTCGGCGGTGACCGAGACGGGGCGGCCGGGCATCGAGTGGATCGTGCCCTCCCACGCCTCCGGGCTGTAGCCGGTCAGGGTGAGGTGCTGGCCGGGGTGCGCGCCGTCCTCGCTGGAGATCCAGTCGTGCCAGTACTGCAGGACGTCGCGCTCCGGCGTCGGCTCTGGGACTGGGGCGGCGGGCGCGCGGTAGGCGGCGACCGCGCGGGGCTTGCGCAGGACGCGGCGCAGCGCGAAGTGGATGTAGCCGGTCGCGGACCACCAGGCCACCGACACAAAGCCGGCCACGGAGGGCAGCGTCATCCAGCCGGCGGCCAGGGAGTCGATTCCGGGCCAGCCGTACTGCGTCGCGGTGGCCGCCGCGGTGGCGGTCGCGATCGCGGAGACCAGGAACGGCTCGCGGTGGGCGCGCACGATGTCACCGCCCGGCAGGGCGTCCAAGTGCTCATCGGACAGCAGGTGCATGTAGTTCGCGCCGGCGGCCAGGGCGGGTACGGCCAGCAGGCAGCTGACGGTACTCGCGGCCTGACCGTCCAGCAGCGGCAGGGTCAGGGCGGTCGCCAGCGGGGCGGCGACCTGAGCCACGGCAAACCGCTTCTCGGCGGCAGGGTTCGGCAGCGCCTTGGCCGCGGGCGTGGTGTCGTTGGTGGTCACAGTCCTACTCCTGCCGGTACCAGGTGCGGTTGGCCATCTCGACGGGGGAGCGGTCGCGGGCTTCCTTGATGCCGCCGTGGGTGGTGACGGTCGCCTGCTCGGCGGCGACCGCCGCGCGGGATGCCTCGTCGGCGGCGTTGGCGTAGGCGAGCGCGGCCGTGGACACGCCCTGCATGATTCGCGAGACCTCGCGGGTCTCGGCAACGGTCGCCGGATCGACCTTGAGGGCGGCGGTCTGCTCGGCGATGCGCCCGGTGTCCTTGGCCTGGGCGTCCATCGCGGAGGCCATCTTCTTGTGCCTCTGGGTGGCGCGCCGCACGTCCCGGGCCAGGGCCCGCGTCTCGCGCAGCAGTTCGCCATAGGTCAGTGCCACGTCAGCCCCCCTGCTTGTCCATGTAGAACTCCCGCTCGGCGGGCGTGGTCAGAGGCGAGTCGACGACTGCCCGATAGATGCCGCCGTGCCGGGTCTCGGCGTTGGCGGCCAGGACGCGCACCGCTTCACTGCCGCGCTGGGCGCTCTTCTCGATCTCCTCGGCCCTCAGGCGCAGCACCTGGGATCGTTCCGCGAGGCGCGACAGAAGCGCGACGATCCGGGCACCCCCATGGACGCTCTTCGCGTTCTCGGCCAGGCGCTGCGCCCGGGTCGCCATCTCCACGGCCTGCAGGCGGGTGGCCTTGCTGCCCTCGGCGACGCGGCCCATCGCGGCCTTCTTGTCACCCAGGCGGCGTTCGAAGGCCTTGAGGGTGCGGACCTCGCCGCGGCTCATCGTGTGGCTCGCCCCGTCGGCGACGAACTCGACGGCCTTGTCTCCGACGGAGGTCACCCGTGCGGGCTCTGCAGCAGTCGGGGCCGGCTTCTTGGCGAGGTCGACGGTCGACCCGCTGGCCGGCGGCAGCTTCGGAGCGGCTGACTTCTTGGGCTTGACGGCGTTGCGGGCCCGGGTGTCGCTCATCTTCTTGCCCTCCGCCTTGTCGGCGGCGGTGCGGTCGTCCCAGCCGTCGACAGCGCCGTCCTTGTAGGCCCTGGCCTGTCCGACGGTCGCGGCGACGCGGGTGCCGTCGCGGTACCCGGCCTCCCGCGCGGGGCGGGTGCGCAGCTTCGGAGCGGCGGCCGGCTCGGTTGTCGCGGCCGGGCTCGGCTTGGCCGCGGCGCTGGTGTCCTTCACCAGATCGACGGGCGCAGTGTCGTCGGGCTTGATCGCAGCGGCGGTCTTGGTGTTCAGGCTCTTCGGGTCGGCCTTCTTCGTCAGGTCCGGTCCGTCGGGGCGCGCGGCAGCGGGCGTCGAGGGTTCCGGCGTCTTGGCTGCGGTGCCGCCTTTCGCGCTCGCGGGCCCCGCGGTCTTGGCGTCCGCCCCCTTGGGGCTCGGGCCCTTGGCGGTCTTGGTGTCGCGGTAGTCCCGGTCGTCGTTCTTGGAGACCGTGTCCGCTGTCGCGGCCTTCGCGTTCGACGTCTTCGCGGCGCTACTGTCCGCCTTCTTCAGATCCTTGTTGTCCCGGGCTGCAGTGTCGGCCTTCGACGTCCTGGCGTCGGAGGTCTTGGCGTCCGTCGCGGCCTTGCGGTCGCGGTTGGTCCTGCCCTGCTGCGTCTTGTTCCGGAGGTCGGCCAGCTTGCTGTCGCGGGTGGCGTGGGCCTTGCCGTCGTGCCGGTGCGTGCGCTCGGCCTTGTTCGTGCCGGTGCTGGTAGCGCCGGAGACCCGGGCCTCAGTGATGGTGTGGGTCCGCTTGACCGCTGTACCGCCGCGGGCCAGCCGGGCGGCCAGGGCGTGCACCAGGGCGGCCACGGCGCTGCCGCGGTTGTTGTCGCCTGGACTGGCCTTGCCGTTCTTGCCGTTGCCGCCCTTGGCGCTGGCCTCCTCGGAGACCTCGCCCATGGTCGCCGTGGTCCCCAGCGGCTTCACCGGCCGGGCGGGCTCGACCGGCGTCAGGATCCGCGCAAGCGGGCCCGGCGCCGTGGCCGGGGCGGCTGCAGCAGCGGGTCCTGCGGGCGCGGCCGACTGCTCGGTCACACCGGCCGGGACGGGCGGCGCGGTCGCTGTCGCCATCACGGACTCCTCTCTCGATTGACCCCCCACCCACCCCCCACCCGACCTGAGAGAACAGGGTCGGGGCTCTGACCTGCACGGGAGAGCCGTATGCGCGCTCTCTTGGCGGGTGGGGGGTGGGTGGGGGGAGATGACTAACGGCTGCGTGCGGTCAGCAACTTCTTCGCCTTGCCGCCGACCAGCACGACACCGATCGACCCCAGGACGATCAGCCCGACGTTCGAGCCGGTCCCCGCCCCACCGCCGGTGCTGCTGGTGCTCGACGCGTCGGCCAGGGCGGGCGAACCGGTCGCCGGGTAGATCGAGCCGCAGTCCGACACCCCGCCGAAGTTGTTGCCGGCCTTCGCGATGCACGCCTCCACCGCGAGACGACGAGCCCGCTGAGCAGGGGTTTCCTGCGCAGCGGCCTTCGCCTGGGCGGCGGCCTGCTGCTCCTGGGCCAGCTGCACCCTCGCCGCATCCACGGCGACCTGGCCGGCGCGGATATGCGCGTTGGCCTGGTTGGCCTCGTACTGCGACCACGTGAACATGCCAGTGGCCGCCACGGCCGCGAAGCCAAGACCGAGACCGGCCTTGGCGCGAGGGCTGAGCTTGGCCGGCGGCGGGGGCTCCGTCGGCTTCGGCGTCTGGTAGGGCTGATAGGGCATCGAGCTGATGTTGTAGCCGGGATCGTTGTAGGGGGACTGGTAGCGGTACTCGGTCATTGCTCTTCTCCATTCAGGGCTGGGACATCTGCGCGGTCGAGGATCTCCGCGCGGATCGTCTTCGCGACGGTGTCCGAAGGCAGCCCGTGGCCGGCTCGGTCGATCGCTTGGGCGAACTCGTTGGCGGTCGGCTGGCGCCGGAGGCGTTGGAACTCGGCGTGGAAAATCGGCTTGGCGATCTCCACCCACTCGTCGAGTGGGCGACGGGGCGGTCGCTTCCCGGCGGCGGAACGGGGCGCCTTCGGTCGACGAGTCGTCGGCGGCTTGGCCGGCTTCTCGTCGACGGAAGGTGCGTCGGAACGGTCGACGGAAGCCGTCGGGTCGTCGACGGTTCGGGCCGGTTCCGACGCGACGGGAAGCGTCGGTTCGACGCCGCTCCCGTCGACGGGAGCCCGTGTTCCGTCGGTCGTTCCGTCGTCGGCAGCGGACTGATCCGTCGCAGCATCCGTCAATGACTCGGTCGGCTCCCGTCGCGGGGTGAGGAACTTCTTGATCTGTCCCATGAGGACTGCGAATGACAAAAGCGCGCCGCAAGGTGGGACCGCTGCGACGACGTAGGTCATGGGCGCGGCGCCTGCTCCGACGCCGGCAACGTTGAGGGCAACGGAGCCGACGGAGCCGATCAGAGTCAGGCAGATGGCCCACCCGTCAGTCCGGCGGAGCAGGTTGGCGACGAGGACCATCACCTCGCCGAGGACGATGAAGGTGTCGACGGTGCCGGGCCACGCCCAGGCGCGAGCTGCTCTGAGGCCGTGGCCGCTGGCAACGTCGTGGAGGTGCTCGTAGGAGAGCCAGAACGCTGCGGCGGTCAGGGCGATGGAGAGGATGACCGCGAGCAGCATGAGGCGCCGGATAGTCTCCGGCGAAGCGACGGGACTGTCGTCGGTCTCGGTCATGGTCAGCTCCCCTGCTTGGCGGCGGTGAGCGCCTGCTCGTTGTGCCCCCGGATGAAGTCGGCCAGGGGTCCGGTGTTCTCGAACCACTCGGTGCTGCCGACGCGCTGGTCGGCGAAGCGCTTGTGCATGGCCTGCTCCATGCGGCGGTCACCGGCAATGAGCAGGACGATGTCGCTGGTGCGCAGCGAGAGGGCGCTCACCCGGGCGCGGAGGCTGCTGGTCGTGCCGATCTTGACGCGGCTGCCGTTGCCGATGAAGTAAACGTGGGCCTTGTGCTTGCCCTCCGGGACCGGCCAGTTGAAGCGCGGCTCTGCCGGCTTGGCAGCCATGGGCGCGGTCGCCGGCGCGTCGAGGTTGAGGTGGGCGAGCGCAGCCAGCCGCCTTTCCAGCCGAGCCTTCTGCCTCTTCGCTTCGAGCGCTACGCCGCGCTGCTTGTTCCGCTCGATCAGGAGGTGGTCGATCTCGGACTGATCGTCCGGGTGCAGGGACTGGGTCTTCATCCAGGCGCGCCACAGCCACGTCACGGGGATGGCGAGCATCGAGATCACCGCGCCGTCCCAGGGTCCAGTGCGAGGCCAGCCCGTCCAGGTGATCAGCGAGAGGATGATCACCTGGAGCAGCAGACCGCCGCGGCGGCCGAGAAAGGCGCCCTCGGAGTCGTAGCGGTTGTCCCACTCGACCCAGGCGCACCAGAGCCAGAGCAGGCCAAAGATGCCGCCGGCGAGATACATCTGGACTTGGTCCTGCCACGTCTTGGCCCATGGAGCGAGCAGGGACCCAAGGAGCCCCGCCTCGCAGGTGGCAGTCACGAACATCAGGACGGCGGTGATCCATCCGGTGACTGCTGCCTCGTGGTCGCGGGACTCCTTGGTGGGCTGCTCGATCGTGCTCACGTGTTGCTGCTCCTATTCGGGCGACGTGGATGCGTGCTCTGCGGGGTGGCGCCCGTCCCGCCGGGGGTGCGGGCCGGGCGCCGGGCGTCCAGTCCGGCCGCGGGGGACGGAATCGGGCTGGACGCGTCTTGGGGCTGCCTCAGTGGCTGAGGCAGCGGTCGTGGTTGGACATGGTGCAGGCGGCGCGGCGGGCGCGGCGCTGGGGCATGATCTCGGCGTAGTAGGCGTCGGAAGCCTTCTGGCGGGCGGCCGCGTCGGCGGCTTGGCGCCGGTTGTCGGCGGCGGCTTCCTGGCGGCGCTTCTCGGAGTCGTGGTAGCTGGTGTCGGTGGCGGGTGCCTTGGGTGCGAACGGGTTCCAGGCCATGCGTCAGTCCTCCATTGCGGTGAGCTGGGGCAGGTGTCCGCCGTTGAGTTCCCGCAGCTGGTTGAGGGCGGTGCGGAAGGCGTCGGCGGCGTCGGGGCGTTGGGCGTAGCTGGCGTCGACGAGGTTCTGGGCGAGCTGGTTGACGCGGGCGACGGCGGCGGTGACCTGGTCGCGCTTCTCTTCGGCCTGACTCGCGAGCCAGAGGGCGTGGAAGTCGACGGCACCGTCGGCTGCGGTGTACTGGTCGAGGACGGCTTTGATCTCCGCGTCGGTGGCGGGGCGTCCGCCGGGCTGGTCTGCGCTGTAGATCGTGGGCTGGGTCATCGGTGGGCCTTCTTCGTGGCGTGCACGGTCGGGTGGCTGGGCGCGTAGGTGTGGGCGCTGGCGGTTCCGGCGTGGCTGTAGCACCAGATCGCGGCGCCGATGATCGCGGCGACGGCGCACTTGGCGAGGAAGGCCCTCATCGCGCACCGCCTGCCTGGTTGTAGAGCACGGCACCGTCGGGGTAGCTGAGGCCGTAGGCGGCGGCGAGTTTGCGGGCCATGTCTTCGACGCCGTCCTCGAAGCCGTCCGCGTCTTCGCTGCCGGTGAGGTAGTGGTCGACGTAGGTGAGGAGCACGTCCTGGGCGGTGTCGTTGTCGGCGTCGAGGGCGTCTCCGAGGTAGGTGAGTGCGGCGTTGAGGGTGTCGGCGTGGTCTTGGTCGCTGGCTTCGAGGTGGTCGCGGGCGGCGGTGAGGAGTTCGGCGAGGGTGACGCCGTCGATGTCGGTGTGGCCGCCGGGTGGGCAGCCGGGGGCGAGGAATGCGATGTCGTTGGCGTGGCGGGCGATGATCGCTTTGAGGCGGGGGCTGGCGTCCGGGTCGGTGGCGGTCATGCCGGGCTCCCGAGCTGGTTGGGCTCCAGGGAGAAGAACAGGACCGTCGGGGGCTGGCCGCCAGTGGCGTCCTTCATCACGAAGGCGCGGACGACCTCGTACACCTCGGCGCGGGTCTGGCCCGGCTCCGGGGTGAAGGTGGAGCGCCAGGTGCCGGAGATTTCGCCGTCCCGGGTGGGCCACTGTGCGGACATGACCCAGTGGTGGCTGCCCTGCGGGTTCGGGCCGGGAGGCGTCGGGGTGCTCATGCCGCACCGCCGATGGCGTCCGGTGTGAGCGAGAAGAACAGGACGACGAACTCGGCACTGCCGATCTTGTCGGCCACGATGTCGCGGATGACGTTGTAGCTGCTGGTGTGGGTGTGCATGCCGGGGACGGCGTTGATCGATCCGTCGAAGGTTCCCTGGAGTCCACGGGGCGATAGGGCCGTCATGATCCAGTGGAGTTCGATCTCGGGGAGCCCTGCCTCGGCGGCGTTCACGCCGCACCGCCGGGCAGGTCCTCGCCGAACGCCCGGTCGGCCGCGAACTGGAACCGGTCGTAGCTGCCGTAAGCCCCGAGGGCGTGGTCGACGTCAGCGTCGGTGGGCCAGGTGGCGGGGACCTCGGTGAGCGGACGCGACGGCGGGGCCGGAAGGGCGGTGACCCGAGCGCCGGAGCTGGGCTCTGACGGCGAGGGGGTGACGTGGTCAATGAGGTTGGCGCTACGATCTGCCATGTTCGCTTCCTGTTCAGAGCAGGTGGCGGATGTACTCAGCCCGGTGTGCAACCACCGGATTGAGGTTGGGCCGCCGGGTGTGCAACCACCCGGCGGCCGTTCTGCGGCCCCGATCCGACTGCAACACCGGATTGGGGCTTTGTGTTGTGCGGGTTCCAACATACGCAGACCCGATTGACCGCGTCAACAAGGTACGGGAGACTTCACCATATGCCGACGACCTCCACCGGAGAGGAGCACCCCGACCTGATGACCATTCCGGAGATCGCCGCGTACAAGGGCCTCACCCGGCAGCGGATCCACAAGCTGGCCACGACCGATCCGAACTGGCCAGCCCCCGCGATTCAGGCAGCCAGGACTCGTGTCTACCGGCGCACGGACGTCGACTTGTACTTCGAGACGCGCCAGGTCAATCCGGGACGCCGCACGGATCTGGAGTCGAAGCCCGACGCCACCCCACCGTCCGAGCAAGGAGCCTGATCATGTCCGCCCGCTGCGACTTCACCGACCTGCCCGTAGACCAGTGCAGCCACTGCCTGAAGCAGCCCGACCCGGAGCGGGAGGAGCGCCGCGAGCTGGCCGCGCTGCTCGGCCGGCCGGGTTGGGTCGCGTCGTCGTTCCGTGGCCAGTGCGGGCATTGCGGGGAGTGGTACGGGGCTGGGATGCCGATCCATATTGCCCGGGATGAGCGGGCCTGGGTGGGCGGCTGCTGCGCGGACGTGTTCCAGCAGTAGCCCGGGCATGCAGGAGCGCCCCCGACCGCGATGGTCGGGGGCGCTCTGTCGTGCCGTCCTACCCGAGCTTGCTCCGCCCGGTCTTCCCGCGCTGCGCGGGCGCCTTGCCGGCGCGCCTGGGTCCGCGGGTGCGGGGCTTGATCATGCCGTCGGCGAGGTTGATCCCGGGCAGTGCTGCAACGGCGGCGGGATGGTTGGGCTGGCAGGTGGCGCAGAAGATCTCCGACGCCGGTCCCTCGGGGTAGGTCATGGTCGAGGGCGGCAGGTAGTGGTTGCCGCAGCGCTCGTCCTGGCAGACGAAGATCCCGCGGGTGATGTCGTCGGTCATCCGATCCTCCCGGATCCGCCGCAGCTGGAGCAGGTGCCGTAGGTGTGGTGGGCGACGGGCACGGTCTCGCCCTTCTCGTTGATCTCGTAGGTGTATTCGACCTTGGGTGTCTGGCCGCTTCCGCCGCACGCCGAGCAGGGCTGGTCGGGCATCGTCGCCTCCGAGGGTTGAGGTCTATCCACGGTAGCGGCGCCGGGGCTGGCAGAGGAGATGGTCACCCGAACGTGAGCGGCGCGCCCCGTGCCCCTTCGTTGTGCTCGACGCGCGCCGCAGGACAGGCTAGCGGGGCGGGTCGTCGTCGGTGGCGGGCCCGATGTGCGTGGGTGGGGTCACGCCGGCCTGGCGGTAGGCCTCGCTGAGCGCGGGGGAGAGGCGGATCTCGCCCGATAGCGTACTGCGGAAGTGTCGGCGGCCGGGCGGCTTGGCGCGGGACTCGAAGGCGTTCCAGTACTCGCCGTCGTCGTCGGGCGGCACGTGCAGTGGCCGGTTGCCCTCGGCCCAGTCCCAGACGCGCTCGGCCTCGTTCATGTAGTCCGAGATCAGCACGATGCGCCCCTCGGCCGTCGGCGGTAGGAGCAGGGCGGACGGCGGGACGTCGAAGACCACGGCGAGGGCCATGAGGTCGTCCGTGTCGACGCGGCGGGTGCCGCCCTCGATCTTGCTGATTGCTGAGGCGGCGATCGGGCGGCCCAGTTCGGCCAGCTCCTCGGAGAGCTTGTAGGTCGACATGCCCAGGGCGTTGCGGATGCGGGCGACGTTCACGGCCACGACCTGCCCGGTTGGGCCCAGCTCGTTGGCTCGCCGCCTTGTCACGCTCTCATCTGCCGCCATGCGGGCAGCCTCTCACGCGATCTACCCCTGCAACCAACGACACGGGGCGAGTTCGCCGTATATACTTCTAACATCGCAGCACGCGAGTGACTGAAGGAAGCAAATGCCTACGGAAGCAACGCGCCTGGTCGGAGACCCGGAAGACCTGCTCACCGCGCAGGAGGTCTCCGCGATCACCCGACTCAGGCCCCAGACCCTCGCCGACCACCGCTACAAGAAGGTCGGCATCCCCTACATCAAGCTCGGCACCAACCCGCGCGCGCCGGTCCGCTACCGCCGCCGGGACGTCGACGCCTACATGACCGACCCGCTCGCCGAGGCCAACGGCTAGGGCGACCGCGCAGACCTGTCCTGACGCGACGTCCGAGAGAGAAGCAAGTGAGCCTTGAAGCGATGGACTGGGTGTGGAATCACTCCCGCTCCAAAGGTGTCGGCCGCATGGTGATGCTGGCCCTCGCCGACAAGGCGCTGCCCGCGACGGCGGACTGCCGGGCCTACGGCTCCTACCGCTTCCTGGCACAGCGGGCGAACTGCACCCAAGGGGCGATCACTGAGGCGCTCGACGGACTGTATTCGCTGGGCGAGTTGGAATTGCTGCCGGAGAAGGGGCCGATGGGCGCGGCGACGTACCGGCTGCCGAAAGCGGTTGGCCATACCCGTCCCGTGCGCGGCAATCGCTCGGCTCACCCGAGCGATTCAGACGCGAAGGCTCGAAAGGAATCGCTCGGCTCAGCCGAGCAGCAGGTGCACGGCTCAGCCGTGCGATCTGAAGCCGAATCGCTCGGCTCAGCCGACCACAACACCACCACCCCACCAAAGACCACCACCTCCGCGCCTACCGACCCGCCTGCCTCTGGTGACACCAAGGGAGGAGGTGGAGGAGACCAGCAACAGGAAGCCGAGGCCTTCCTCCAGTCGCTGCCTTCACCTTGGACGGCAGGACGGAAGACCGCCCGCGAGCTCGCCCCGCTGCTCCTGGAACGGACAGGCGAACAGGGCTGGCAACTGGACGCCGACCTCGCCGCGCAGCTGAGCAAGAACGCCACCGGCGTCAACCACCCCGCCTCCGTCCTGCGGGCCCGCATCGACGACCTCCCGAAGAAGCCCACCGCCAAAACCCGGGCCTCGCCATCACTCCCGCCTTGGTGCGGCCAGTGCGGCGACAAGGACCCGGCCGCCGAGACCGACGCCGCCCGGCGCTTCCACCACCTCAACGACGGCAGCAGCCAACGCTGCCACTGCCACCCCGCACACCAGAAAGCAGCCTGATGAACCGCGACGAAGCACCGCCCTACCCGGACGAACAGGAGCAGCAGCGCGGCGACCGAGTCCCCCCGTGCAACCTCCACGCCGAGCAGTGCGTGATCGGCGGCATGCTCCTCTCGAAGGAAGCCATCACCGAAGCCACCGAGATCATCGGCCCCGGCGACTACTACCGGCCCGCCCACGAGTTCATCCACCGCGCCGTCCTCGACGTGTACGGGCGCGGCGAACCGGCCGACAAGGTCACCGTCGCCGCCGAGCTGGAGAAGACCGGCCGCACCCGGGAAGCCGGCGGCCCGGACTACCTGAACCTGTGCCTGTCCGTCACCCCGTCAGCGGCGAATGCGGGCTGGTACGCGGAGGAGGTGCTGCGCACCGCGATCCTGCGCCGCATCATCGGCGCGGGCACGGAACTGATCGGGATCGGGTTCCAGCCCGGCGCGGGGACGGCGAACGAGGCCCTGGACCGTGCCGCCGCAACACTGCAGTCGCTCACGGCCACAGTGGGCATGTCGATGACCAGCCGCGAGAAGCCGCTCCGCGACGTCCTCGCCGCGACGATGGACAACTACGACTCCGACGACGGCAACTACCTCCCGCTGCCCTACAAGGACCTGCGCATCAGGGTCCCGATGGAGCCCGGCGACTTCGCGGTCGTAGCCGCCACCCCCGGGACGGGCAAGACGACGATCCTCACCGACATGGCCCGCTGCCTGTCGATCAAGCACAACCGCAGGTCGTTCTTCGGCAGCATGGAGATGCCTCACACCCAGATTGGCCAGCGCATCCTGTGCGCCGAAGCGCGCGTCGACCTGAACCGCTTTCGCACCCGGGCCCTCACCGAGGAAGACCGGCAGCGGGTCGACCAGACGCAGAAGCGGATCGAGAACTATCCGCTGGTGATCGACGACTCCACCGCCGTGCCGGTGTCGCGCATGCGTACCCGCCTGCGCCAGCTCCAGGCTGCAGGCGAACTGCCGGAGCTGTACATCGTGGACTACCTGCAGATCGCCAAGGCGGAGGCTGAGTCGAACGCGAACCGCACCATCCAGGTCGACCACATCGCCCGCAGCCTGCGGAACCTGGCCATGGACTTCGGGATCGTCGTGGTGGCCGCAGCGCAGCTGAACCGGCAGACGACGTCGCGGGCCGACCGGGTGCCGCAACTGTCGGACCTCCGCGAATCCGGCGGCATCGAGCAGGCGTGCACGATCGCCCTGCTGCTGGACCGGCCGGAGGTCTACGAGAAGGAGACTCCGCGCGCGGGGGAGATGGACATTCACGTCGCCAAGAACCGCATGGGCAGCACGGGCCGGCTGACCGTGGCCTACCAGGGCCACTACTGCCGCGCCGTCGACATGGCTGCGGACTGAACCTGCAGCTCAGAGCCAATCTCGTCAATCTCGTCACTACCCCAAGGAGAACCACCATGAGCCTCGCCATCCAGGCCGACGACATCACCGCAGTCCTGCTCGCCGACGGCTGGCACAGCGTCAGCAGCGGATTCGACGTCGACGCCTACGAGTTCAAGCTCGGGAGCCTGCTGATCCACGGCGGCGGAACGAATGACGTCTGCGGTTCCGGCTTCGTCTTCACCGAGCCGGACGGTGTTCGCACCGCTGGCCCGCTCACGTCGATCCTCGCGGTGCGCCGCGGTGTCGCTTCGCCCAAGGCTGCCGACGGCACGGTCATCCCGGAGTGGTGCGGCGAGTGCGACGGCCCCGAGTTGGAGAAGCGGTGGGTGGACGTGCCGACAGGCACCACTCGCCGCGCCGCGAAGCGCTGCCCGCGCTGCAACCCGCACGCCGCGAAGGATGCGACGCAGGGCTAGGCAGCCGTCGGCAACTGGGCGGGGCGATTCACCACCCAGTGCTCGTGGACTGTGATGAGACCCCGGCAGCCATGGATGTACAGCCAGTCGTCGCTCCACTGCACGGGATAGATCTGGTCGGGCACGAGGCCCAGGACGCCTTCCCGTGCCGGGTCGAAAGGCAGTTCCACGGTGTGCGAGACGAAGCCGGCCGGGTCCAGTTCGAGATCCAATAGCAGCGGCTCCGGGACGTCGTCCAGTGGGAACCAGCTCACGGCTACGACGTGCTGGGCCGCGATCTGCGTCAGCACGTTGCCGCCCTGCTCCTCGACCATGAGGTTGTCGGGCTCGGTTCGCGCGTTGAAGTCGGTCGCCCAGGGGTGGCTCGCAGCGAGCAGATGTTTCCCGTACTCCGTCATGTGCAGTCGTGCGGGCTGCGGGATCTGGTTGGCGACCATGGGAACCTCCCACCTTCCAGCCTGCGCGCATGTCCCGCCCGCCGCCTGTCGGGCTGGTCAGCCGTCGGGGCCGGTCGGTGGCTTGGCCGGCGTGGAGACGTAGCGGTGGAGCGCGGTGAGGATCACGTCGGTGAGCGTGGTGTCCTCGGCTGCGGCCTTCTCCTTCGCGGCAGCCCAGAGGCCGTCGGGGACGCGGATGTTGCGCAGCTTGGTCTTGCCGGTGGCGGGCCGGGCCATGGTGAAGGCTCCTCGAATCTGTAGGTGCATAAACCTAGCATCACCTGCCGGAAGCGGCTTGACAAGGGTGCATAGTGAGTGCGATCGTAGGTACATAAACCCATAGCCAGCAGGGGAGACGGTCATGAACAGCATCGAACTCCGCGAGTCGTCCGACCCGGACCGCGTTGCAGCCCTCGCCCTGACCGTCGAAGACATCGCCTTCCAGCTCGCGCAGATCGCAGCCCAGGCCAACGACGACGAGGTAGCCCACGGCATGGAGGACAACCTCCGCGACACCGTTCTCCGCGCCATCGCCGCCGGACACCCGGATGCGATGCTGCTCGCTGCCGCCGCGCTCCGCAGCGAGGACATCGACTTCGCCCGCTACTACGCCTGACGTCCCGTCTCATCCCACCCACCCGAAGGAGAACCGCATGGGCACAGGCCCGGATCACTACCGCGAGGCTGAGCGTCTGCTCGCCGGGCGCACCCTGCCCGCCACCGAGGACGGCACCGAGACGTTCTGGGTGCCCGCGACCGCCGACGACATTGCCGCCGCGCAGGCCCACGCGACGCTCGCACTCGCGGCGGCGACCGCCCTGCCCCTCCAGCGCATGATCCTGGTCGACCCGATCAAGGCGTGGTCCGCCGCCATTGACGGGGCCGAGTCCACCTCTGAGGACAGCGAATGACCGAGCGCAAGGTGCCGCCGCCCGCCGACCCGTACACCCAGCACAACGCCCGGTTCCGCGGCGGCCGGCTCAACCACCGCGTCAAGGACGCCGAGGACTACGCCCTCATGGAAGCCGCCTGCGGCAAGACCGGCTACCAGGCCACCGGCTATCCGGGCCTGGCGCCCAGGCCCTGCACCGGCTGCTACCCGGGCGCGAAGAAGACGCCCACCACCTGACCCCGTCCCGCCGTGGCCCGATGGGGATCATCCGCCAGGATTGGGCCAGCAACGCAAGGAGCACCGTGGACACCCTCACTGCCCCCGACGCCATCGCCGCACACCTCCAAGCCGCCTGGCAGCAGCCCGGCGCCGGACACCGCAGCTACAGCACCAGCGTGCAGCGCCCCATCGCCGGATCCGCTGAGGACCAGATCACCCCGGATGGCGTCGAGAATCCGTACTGGGACATCGTGCGCTGGCTGCCCGCCGCACCGTCCTGGTATGCCGGCTCCCTGCTGCAGCCCGAAGGATTTGCCACGAGTCTGGGCGACCTGAAGGCCATCGAGACCCTGGGCGTGTTCCGCAACGCCCTCGCGACCCGCTACGCCTGGTCGATCATCACGCCCGGGGACGTCACCTGGATCACCGGTGTCCTCGACGGGCGCGGCGTCGTCGAGGTCGGAGCCGGGACCGGCTACTGGGCCTGGCAACTGGAGCAGGCCGGTGTCTCCATGGCGGCCTACGACCCGTACCCGCCCGCCGCCGACAACACGTACTGCAAGCACGGCCCCTACACCACCCTGCTGCCCGCCGGCGCGGAGGCTGCGGCCGAGCACCCCGACCGGGCGCTGCTCATAGTCTGGCCGCCCTACGGCGGAGAGCACGCCGAACACGCCCTCGCGGTCTACAAGGGCGACCTCCTCATCTACGCCGGGGAGGGCACGGGCGGCTGCACCGCCGACGACGGCTTCTACGAGGCCCTCGAAGCCGAGTGGACCGAGATCAGCGAAGCACCCCAGCACGTCACCTGGTCGGGCATCCACTGCCGGCTCGCCGCCTACCGGCGCACCACCTGATCGGAGACCGCCATGTCCAGTCCGGCCATCATCGTCGACCTCGACGGGACGCTCGCCCTGATCGTCGACCGGTCGCCGTACGACGCGGACGAGTGCGGCCTGGACACGGTCAACGAGGCTGTGCGCACGGTCATGGGTTGGGCGCAGGCCGCCGGGTACGCCATCGTCCTGGTGTCCGGTCGCGGCCTGAAGCCGAGTCACCGGACCTACACGGAGCAGTGGCTGACGTGGAACGGCATCGACTGGGACGAGCTCCACATGCGCCGGCCGGGCGACCAGCGTCCGGACGACGTGGTGAAGGCCGAGATCTACCGCGACCGGATCGAGGACAACCACACCGTGCTGTTCGTGATGGACGACCGTCGCGCGGTGGTCCGGATGTGGCGCGAGGAGTTCGGGCTGACCGTATTCCAGGTCGCCGACCGTATCTGACCCTGCTGCCTGGCGTGCTGCCGGGCGGCCCACGAAGGAGACCCGCATGTCTGACCCGACCCCTGAGCAGATCCTGACCGTCCTCAACGACGGCGAGCCCGTCGACTACGCCGCGCTGGAGTGGTGTGTGATCACCGGCGGCTACGCGCAGGACATCGACCGGTACGGCAACCTCGTCGAGCGCGACACGGTGAAGTACTGGCCGTTCGAGCAGGGCGAACTACTGCTCCTCAATGAGAACGGCCGTGAACCGTTCGGCGAGGGCCGCAAGCCCGGCAAGTGGTCCGTGACCGCGTTCGACACCCGCGACTACGAGCAGGCCCTCGCCCTGTCCCAGCTAATCAAGGCCAACCCGGACGAGCGCGGCATGTGGGAGTGGGCCGACGGGGCGTGGACGCGCTGTGTGGGCCCGATGCCGCGCAGGCACGACGGGTTGGCGTGGCTCGGCAAGCAGCTCGACAACGAGGAGCGGGCCGGGTGGACGCAGTAGCCCTCCGCCTGCCTAGCCCCCGTCCGGGCGGCGGCATCACCCGCGCTGACGTGCACGATTCCCGCTGATCGACATCCGCGATCGGCTGCGAACGATCACCACAAAGCAGCACAATTAGGCGTATACAGCAACGAATTGAGACACCCTCATGGGCTGGTCCGACACCCCCAACGACATCTTCGACCCCGTCGCTCGCGCACTCATCGAAGCCCGCGCCACCGACGGGCTGAAGCGCAACGTCCTCGGAGTCCTCATCCAACGGCTCCGGTACGAGGACTGGGACACCGCAGACGACTCGCTGAAGGTCTTCGCCCACGACCCTGGGGTCGTTGCCGCGTTCGCCGACAACGGCATCCGGCGGGGCACCGATGAGTAGCGCCGCGAAAGTCCTCTCCGACCGCATCGGGCGCGCACTCGCCCTCGGGCTCGCCGACCGCCACCAGGATGCCTGGGCAGAGATCAAGGCCGCAGTCGCTCCGGATTCGGTCGCGATGTACGCGACCGTCTGCGGGCTCGCTGAGGTTGCCGTCGCCGACCGGGTAGCGGCCAATCCTGGCGGCGTCTTCGGCCTTGCCGTAAAGCACGAGGGGCGGCCGGCCGGAGCCCAGGACGCGCCAGCTCCGCAGCGGCTCGCGATGCAGATCATGGCCGCACAGGCTAATCGCGACTTCGACACGACCAAGGCCCTGTTCAAGGCCGCCATGAACATGGACCCGGCTTCGGTGGCCGATGCGACGCTGATCCTTTACCAGGCGGCGCTGAAGACCAGCCGGGAACGCATCGCCCGTGGCGACCGGAGGACCCCGTGACCCGCCCCTCCCGTTGCGGCAACGACCCGCGCACCGTGCTCCTGCCCGGCGACCGGGAGGCCGTCGAGGAGTTCGAGGCGTACCTGAAGGAGAAGCGCGACGTGCAGCCGACCGTGGTGTGCATCTGCGGCAGCATGCGGTTCGGGGACGCCATGGCCGAGGCCGCACGCAACGAGTCGATCGCGGGCCGCATCGTCGTGATGCCGCACGTGAACATGAAGACCTGGGGCGGGGCCGCCGAGGTCGGCGAGGAGATCAAGGAGCGGCTCGACAGTCTCCACCGGGCCAAGATCCGCATGGCCCACGAGGTGCTGGTCGTCGGCGACTACATCGGCCAGTCCACCACGGCGGAGATCAAGTACGCGCGGTACATGGGCATGCCCGTGCGGTTCACCCACCCCGACGTCGACCCCAACAGAAAGGCCGACCGGTGACCTTCGCCGACTTCGTCCAGCCCGGCAATTACAACCGCTCCGACGGCAACACGGTCTGCGGCCACAACATCGTGGTCGGGCCCGGTGCGTGCGTGGAGTGCCACGCGCTGACTGGCGAGCACCAGGAGAGCGGCTGCACCTGCGACCTCGACGCCTACGACGCCCAGCAGGCGGAGAGCTGGGCTGAGGCGTCCATGGAGCGCGCCAGGGCTGCACGGGGGACTGCCCGGTGAGCGCCATCGACGACTTCGACGCGCCCGGCTTCCAGGCGTTGTGCGCCCGATTCGGGATCGAGGCCACGCCCGTCACCGACGCGTTCGGGCGGATCGACTTCCGGCTGGACCGGAAGAACATGGAGAAGATCGCGGCGCTGAAGCGGCTCGCCGACGGACAACGCACCAAGGAGAACTGATGGACACCGCCGACCTTGAGTCGTGGATTCCGGCACTGGCCGGCTTGAGCCTGGGCGAGGTGGGCGAACTGGACGAGGCCGCGCTCGGTCCGGCCGTCGCCAGCATGCTCGCCCGGGTCGACCGGCCACTGGCGACCGTCGCCGGATCGAGCGGGAGCTGACGATGACCCCGACGACCCGCTACCTGTGCCCGCTGAACTGCGGCTGGCACCACGACGAAGACCCCGCCGACGTGCCACCGCAGGTCACCGTCGACGCCGACACGCTCGCGTCCGGCGACCTCGGAGCCGTCATCAGCGCGGTCGCCTTCGCGCACGCCAAGGCCGCGCTGGAGCATGTGGAGAGCACCGTGAAGGCGCACCTGGAGACGCACCCGCTGATCGAGTGGGCGCAGAAGGTCGCATCGCTGCAGCGGGATCTCGCCGGGGCCGAGGCCGACGTGCAGCTCGCGATGGACGAGTGGGGCAAGTCCGATAAGCACCACGCCGAGAAGAGCGTCGCCGCAGCGGCCGAGCGGGGTGCCTGGGGTACGACCCGGATGCGGGTCTGGAACGCTGCCTTCATCGCCGACGCGGAAGACGTCACGGACTGGCAGCGCGGCTACCGGGCCTGCTCCGAGCGGGTCGTGGCGGCGCTGGACGAGCCGGTCGACATGGTGATCTACGACTTCAACACGCGGCCGTTGCCTACCCCCGCAACGCCGTCCCGGACAACGCCGGACAATCCCGTGACCAGCAGCGATGCGGCGGACAAAGGCGGTGAGCAGCCGTGAGCGTGTGGGGCACGATCTGGTCGGCGGATGACGACGAGCACACCAACCAGTGCAGCCGGTGGCCGCCGCCGATCAAGACCGGCCCGCACACCTGGAGCTCCACCCTCGACGACTCCCGGCCGTGCGACTGCGGCCAGCCCGGTGCGCCGATCATCTACCAGCCCTCGCATATCCTGCCCGCGCCGACCGACCAGCGCGGCGGCCACGTATCCCTCGCTGAGGTGCCCGGCCACGTCACCCGCGACGGGCGCGACGACGGCCCCGACGACGCGTGGGGTGTGTGGCCATGGCTACGCCTGTCCGTGGGCCAGGAGGACGCCGTGCTCGACGAGGCCCTCGTGCGCAGCCTGCGGGACGCCCTCGACGGCTGGCTGACGGCGCGCGGCGGCCAGCCGTGACTGGGGCCGTGCGCGCCCTGCTGACGCCGTTCTACTGGCTGGCCGTCGCCCTGCTGTGGCTGATAGCCATGCCGTGGCCGCTGGCGCTGCTGGCAGCCCACCTGCCGTGGTGGGGAATGTACCCGGCCTGTGCCGCACTGGGCGTGGGCTACGGCGCCGCCGCCGTGTATGCCAGGGGCCCGCTGCTGAACCCGCCCGCCCGCTACCTGGCCGGGCTGATCGAGGACCTGGCTGCGGAGTGGCACAAGGCCACCGCGGCCCCAACACTTCCGCCACCCGGCGGGGAGATCGACGGGCAGACCCGCCCGGCAACTGAGAGGCTTCACCCATGAACGAGACCCAGACCGCGAGCGGCACGAACTTCCCGACCGGCCGGCGCAAGCGCATGTCGCTGGACCAGGCGTGCAAGGCGGTGGAGGCCAGCTCTTCGCCGGTCGTGAGCCGGATCCTGCCGAGTGGGACCGACCAGGTGGAGGTCGCTGCCTTCAACTCGTCGATCTAGACATGTACACGCCAACGCTCCCCGGTGCACCCATGCCTGGGGAGCGTCTCGCTGTGCCGTGCAGCCGCTGCGAGCGACTGTTGACGGACCCGCTCTCTCGCTCCCTGCGGCTCGGACCGGAGTGCAGATCTGCCGAGTTCGCGACGCGTGGCTTCGAGGTGGAGCAGGACGTGCTGCCGGGCCTGTGACCTGCACCCCACCGCTGGCACGCTTCACCCCTCCGACGCATAATCGAACGCATGTCCGAACGCCGCCCTGGGATCCCGCCTCACAACTGGCCCCGCCAGCTCCCACCCCCGCACGACCCCGAACTGCCCCTGCGCGTCATCGGCTGGATCCGCGAGATCCTGCCCTCCGAGGAATGGCGCGTCGAAGAACTCCGCAGCCACCCATGGGAACTCGTCACCATGGGCATGACCGCCATCGACCGCATGATCCAGAGCCTGCGCGACTCCCACCGCGAAACCGTGGACCTCTACGCCGGCATCCTCGGCGACGACGACACCCGCCGACTCCTCGACGCCCACGCCCGCGAAGCCGCCCGCCTCACCGAGCTGCGGGTGCAGCTGTCCGAGGTCTCCAGCGCACTGTTCACGCGCCCGCAGTAGGCCGCCTGTCAGTGGCGGCCCGTAGCTTCGTCGTCAGCGCACCAGGCCGCCGGGGCGGGCGACCGGAAAGACCGCGCGACGAAGGCGGCCCACCCGAGGTACGGGGCGGGCCGCCTTCGACGGGTCAGCGGGAGCGTCGGAACGGCCAGCGCCAGCGCCAGGGTGGCCGCTCGCAGTGGCGATGGTCCGGGTCGTGAGCCCCGCAGTGGTGCCGACAGCCGTAGCAGCAGCACCTGCACGGCGACGGCTTCACCTCGCGACCCGGGCAGCTCGCGTGCAGTCGGGCCGCGCAACTCACGCGCGCTCCCCGTCGTCGTCCCCGGTGAGGTTGGCGTCGCAGGCCGCGAGCAGCCGGGCATGCGTCTCCAGGCCCGTGCGCTCGGACTCGGCCAGGGCATCGTCGGCAGGGTCGTAGGTCCGCGCGAGGGCCTCCGGCGAGATGGGGTAGAACTCACCGAGCGGCCCGGCGACCAGATGGTGTCCGACCGGCACGTTGATCCAGTCGCGCTCCTCGCTGTTCCAGACGCGGGCCGAGGCGTAGATGCCGTCGGCCGGGTCGGGCCCGGTGAACAGGGGCGCGGATCCGTCGGGGAACGGTCCGCAGAACATCAGCAGCTCGTCCAGGTTGTCGCCGGTCCACTCCAGGGTGCGGACCTCGACGGGGCGCTTCCGGCGCATGGTCACGGCGGGCATCAGGTGGTCTCCTTCGGGGTGGTGATGTCGTCGATGGCGCGGGCTGCGGCGAGCAGTGCGGCGCGGGTGGAGGGCCGGTCAGCGGTGGCGCGCAGGAGCACGGCGGCCGACCGGGCAGCGGCGCGCAGGCCGGCGAGTTCGGCCTGCGCCTTGGCGAGGTCGGTGCGGAAGATGTCCCGCTCGGCGGTGATCAGGTCGACGTGGGCCAGCAGCCACGCCATGTCGCGGCGAGATACCTCGATCCATGTCTCGGCGAAGCGGGAGCGGATCTGCGCGAGTTGCTCGGCGATCTGCTCGCGGAGGTCGGGTTGGGGCTGGCCTGCCTCGCGGCGACGAGCCTCGGCAGTATTGGCTATGGGACTGCGATCGGTCACGGTGCTTCGGCCCCTTCCAGGTTGGCGATGACAAGGTCGAGCTGGGCGCGCGTGGAGATCAAGCGGCGGCGCAGCTTGTCCACCCCGGCAGCCTTGGATGCGATCACCGGCAGGTCCGGGCCGAGGAGGTCCGTCAGTTCGACGCCGAGAGCCTGCGCGATCGCGATGAGGACATGGACCGATGTGCGCTGGCGTCCGGCCTCGATGTTCGTGATCGAGGAGCGGGTCAATCCGACGGCGGCGGCAAGGTCGGCCTGGATGGTTCCGTGCTGCTCCCGGGCGGCGACGACGTTCCGGCCGATGAGGGTGTACAGGTCGAGGATGGCCCGGTTGGCGGCGGCGAGATCGGTCATCAGTGCTGCTCCTTGCTGCGGGCGACGGCGTCGGCGAGTTGACTCTCGGCCTGATCGAGCAGACACACGAACTGATTCGTGGCCGGGCTCACGGGCCCATGCAGCCTCGCCAGGTCGGCCAGCAGGTCCGGGATCTCGGCAGCGAGGATCTCGACGTGGATGCGCTCCTCGCCGGGGATGCGGTTCATGTGCACGCGTTCAGGCATGGTCGGCCTCCGGGATCTCGCGTGGTGCGGCGGCCATGGACGCTGCGACGATCCGCGCCCCGTACTCCGCCGCCAACTCCTCGCGCTCGGCCAGTACGGCACGGAGCCGGTCGACCTCGGCGAGCAGGACAGCCTCGTTGGTGTCGACCACACGGCGCGCCACCGAGCAGGAGCCGCAGTGGTCACGGCCGGACAGGCTGCCCGTCACCCAGAGGTGGCTCTTGTCGGCCTCGTCGGGATGAGCAGCGGGACAGATCACCTCGGCGGCCACACGGGCGCGGATCGCGGCGAGCTGCTCATCGGACAGCGGAGCGGTGGGCTCACTCGTCGTCATCGTCGTCCTCCTCGATGGTGGCGTCGTAGAACATGACCAGGTCCGGGCCGTCCTGCCGCATCGTGGCCTCGGACGCCGGAACGCCGTGGACCTTGAGCGCGGCAGTGACGAGGGCCTCCATGGGCGCGAGTGAGTCGACCGGTACGGGCAGCGGGGTGCGGAACTCGATACGCACCGAGCGGGCGGTCATCGGCCAACCTCCGTCATCGTGTGCTTCTCCCAGGCCCGGGCGACGTCTTCCAGCGTGGCCTCGGTCGTCGCGCCCGCCGCCGGGCTCAGCAGCGCCTTGCCGCACTGGCAGTGCGGCCGGATTTCTGGGGGCGACGTCGGCGGGCAGTGCGCCAGCCACTGCGCGATAACGCGCAGCCAGGGCCGGTCCGGGCGCAGGGCGGTAGCCAGGCGCTGCCCGCACTGGCAGGTGAAGTAGAACTCGCAGTCCCCGTACTCGATCAGCAGGGCGTGTCCGGGGGCGTGCTCCAGAATCAGGGCGTGGCCCCCCACCTCGGTCTCGCGCATGTCGGGGTCCGGCGGGTCAGCGGGCAGAGGCAGATACAGGACGGTCATGCTTCTCCTTCGTGGGCCCGGGGCGGCGACCCCGGGCGGGCTAGACGGTGGGCAGGTCAGGACAGGGCGGCTTGCTTCCGAAGGTCGTCGGCGACCTCGCAGTGACAGGTGATCCAGCCGGTAGCCGCGTCCGGGTTGTGGGTGAAGCAGGCGGCGACGATGCTGTCGGCGGCCTCGGCGAGTGCCATGGCGCTGATCTCGGCGATGGTCTCGTCGGCGTACCGCTGGGCATCGGCGTCACGGCAGCCGGTCTCGACGAACGTCTCAATCAGGCTGGCGCGGATCTTCACGCGGGCGGTCGGGGTTTCGGGCTGGGGCATCAGGACTCCAGGGGTCAGGCGGGGGACAGGGCGCGGACGTGGCCGGCGCAGGTGCCGCAGAGGAACTGTCGGCTCTCCATGTCCAGCGGATTGGTCATCACGCTGGTGCCGATCGGTGCGGGCTCACCGCAGTTGTCGCACCGGTCTCCGAGCAGGGTCTGCAGGCGCCCGATCTGCTCGTAGAAGGTGGCGCGTTCCCCGGGGAGCATGTCGCCGATGATGCGGATTGCTTCGCTGGTCTGATCGTTCATGACGGCGTACAGGGCCGCGGTCTCAGGGAAGGCGGTGACGGACGGGGTCATGGGTCAGCTCTCCTCGGTGGCGGTTACGCGCGGCAGGCATTCGTGCCGGGCAGCCACGGCCATGAGTTGGTCGAGCGTCGGCTCAACCACGCCGGCCTGGCAGGCGACGGCCCCGCAGTCGAGGCAGCGAATCTCGTCTGCGACAGCCGGGGGCCGGTACATGGAGACCGGCGCTCCATAGACCGCGGCGAAGCGGTCGAGCGCCTTGGCCGGCGCATTCACGTCGGCGGCGTACTCGTTGAGGACGCGTTCGGCGTTGCCCCAGTCGCCGCCGCGCAGGTTGGTCCAGATGGCGTTGAGGGCCTGCTCGGCGAGGGTGAAGCTCTGGGCGGTCACAACGCGTTCCTTTCATTCGCCCCGCCCCGGCCGCGAGCAGCCGTGACGGGGAAGGGCGGGAGTCAGGCGGGGTCGGGTGTCGGGAACCAGACCGACGACGGCAGTTCGCTGCAGTGGACGATTTCGTAGAGCTGCCAGCGGCCGTCGGACCACTGCATGACCGTGGCCTTGGGCGTCCGGCTGTCCGGGCGGACGATCTCGGCGCGGAGGTAGGCGTAGGCGTTGGCTTCGCTGGTGTGCTCGGTTTCGCTGCCGTGGCCGGGCATGCCGGAGGTGATGACGCGCCACGGGCAGCGGGGTCGGCCGGTCATCGGATCCACCCGACGATGCGCAGGCGCACGCCCTGGTCGGCGAGGTCGGCGCGGGAGGTGGTGGTCTCGTTGGCGGTCACCAGCGGCAGCACGTCGTCGCCGGACGGCACGGTGGGGTAGTCGACCCAGACAGTGCCGTTGTGCTGGTCGATGTACACGGCCATGTGGGCGGGGGACGGGCGCGGCGGTTCGGCGGTGCTGGCCCGGGCGACCTCCGTTGCGGCGTGGGCCTCACGGAGTTCGGCGCCGCGCTTGAGGACGACGAGGAGCATGTCCGTGTCGAAGTCGGCTCCGTGCAGGGTCAGCAGCTCGGCGGCGTCGTCGAAGGCGTTGCGGTATCCGGCGGCACGGGCGGTCAGCACCTCGGCGCGGGCCTGCTTCAGCTCGGCGCTCAGCCGTTCGTGGTCGCGGTCGTACTGGGCGCTCTCGGACTGGTAGGACGCGAGGTCGGCTCGAAGACGGTCGACCTCCCCGATGAGGTCAGTGAACGCTTGCCCGACCTCGGCGGGAGTGAGGGTCGCGGGCTCGACGCCGCGCAGGTGGAACAGGCGTTCGGCATCCAGGGGCTTCGGCATAGCGGTCGTGCCTTTCGGTCGGCGGGTCGGTGGTCGCGGGCCGCGCGGGCGGGGCGGGCGGTGGTCAGGTCAGCGGCGGGTGGTAGGCGTGCCGCGGGGCAGGGATGTCGTCGTCTGCGGCCTCGATCTGCTGGCGGTCGATGACGGCGTGCGGTTCCAGGGACACCCAGTCGCAGCCGCCCTCCAGGTGCAGCGCCCCGTCGTCGTCCTGCTGCGCGTCGCTGATCCCGAACATTCCGTCGAGGATGCGGGCCTCGGTGAGGAACGCGCCCCGGGCGAGGTCGCGGTCGGCATAGACGCCGAGGATGCTGCCGCCCTCGTGGCGTTCGCCCTTGGAGAGGATCCAGATCTGCATGGCGGGGCTCGCTTTCAGATGGTGTCGGCGGCTGGCGTGAGCCAGAACGTGACGTTGTGCGGGCAGCGGTACGGGTCGGTGGAGTAGCAGTTCGGGACGAGCGGCCTGCGTTCGGATGCGGTGACGCGGGTGCCGTTGGCGGCCATGTGGGCGACGAGACTGCGCCGGCAGTCGGCGTGATCGGCGGGCCAGGTGGAGGGCATGGCGAGCTCTCTCGGGTCAGCGGGGCGGGAAGGCAGGGCGGTCAGGTCAGGTAGGGCAGCGGGTTCACGTAGCCGCCGGACTCGGCCTCCAGCCAGCCGTCGAACCGGCCGCCATCGAAGTCCCGGGCCAGGAGCAGATCGGCCCATGTGTCCATGCGGCCCATGCGGGTCTCCAGCTCGTCCATCAGCCAGCCGCGCACGATCGGCAGCTCCACGGTCATGGGCTGCTCGTTGGTGGCCATCCAGGCCTCGGCGAGCTTCGCGTCCGACAGGCGGGCGATGGAGTGGCGGGCGATGGCCTCGGACTGAACAGCGCGGGTGTTGGCGGTCATGGCGGGCTCCGTTTCAGGCGGCGGGGGCGTGGCGGAAGAGGTTGACGGCGGTCTGGTCGGTGAACACCTGCGCGTGCCCGTTGGTGAGTGCGGCCCACCACGTCACGGCGGCGAACGGCACCCCGGCCTTGGCGAGGAGCAGGCGCGCCCAAATCGGCATGTCGGCGGGGACGCGGGGCTCGAAGTCGAACGCGGTGATCGTCTGCATGGCGGTGACTCCTTGATCAGGCGTTGGTGATCCGGTCGGCGAGTGCGCACGCGGCGCGCCCGATCCGGTAGTGGGCGGTGGCGTACTGGCGGCGGATCGTGCGCTGGACGGTGCGGCGCACGGTGCGGAACGTGCGGCGGGTGCGGTAGGCGAGGGACACGGCAGGCTCCTTCAGGCGGCGAGCATGATTGCGGCGGCGATGTAGCTCGCCTTCCTCGGGTGGTACTCGCTGACGAGCAGCTGGATCTGCGCGGCGGTGTAGTGGTGGACGGTCCAGGTGTGCTGCTGGCGTCCGCCGCTTACGGTTCGGCGGGTACGGGCTGCGACGGGCTGAACGGCGAGGCGCTTGGCGACGCTGCGAAGTCCGGAGGCCATGCCCTGCGCGGTGGTGGAGTCGATGCCTGCGGCGATCAGGTGTGTGGTGATGGCGCGGGGGCGGCGCTTGCAGCTGGCCTTCAGACGGGTCGCGGCGGAGCGGGTGCGGATGGTGCGGCGGGCGGTGCGAGCGGCTGCGTTCACGGTTCCCCCGGATGTTCAGTGGCTGCTGTTCGCTGCCGTCTGAGTACAACAGTAGCCCTATACGTAGTACTACGCAAGCACTACCGTAGGACTCATGTTGCGCTACCAGAGCACTGACTGTGAGATCATTCCGACCATGGCAACCGACCGCAGATGGACACCCGACGAAGACACCGCCGCCCTCTTCGCCACCTACAAGCAAGCCGTCGAAACCGAACGCGCCAACAAGGCCGCCGTCCGCGACATCGCCCGCGAAGCCCTCCAGAACCACGCCACCGTCAACCAGCTCGCACGCCTCACCGGCATGACACCCGAGGTGTTCCGGCGCATGGCCCGCGACCTCGAAGTACCCATCGATCCCCGCTACCTGGAACGGGCCGAAGCTGCACGTCAACGCGCCATCGACAAGGGCGAGAAGCCGCCCGTGACGACCGAGGCCAGCGACGAACCGGAGCCCGCTACGGTCGTCGAGCAGCCCGGCTGGCTCACCGACTGGCCGGACATCGCCGCGCTGACCCTCGCCGAGGCCGCCGAGCGCGCCCAGGTGCTCGAACAGGAGCGCCCGGAATGGTTCGCTGCGACTCGCGAGGACTGCCTCGCCGAGCCGCCTTGGGTCAATCACGCCATGCTCGCGGCCGACGCCGTTGACCCGGAGCCCCCCGCCGCCCCGTAGCCCCGCCTGCCTGTCCCGCCGTCGGCCGAGCCGAGCGGCGGCGGCGTGCTGCGGGCGCGCGGGGCGGCGGATGGGACCGTTCATCGAGCAGCCTCCACGTACAGCACGGGAATCCCGGCCCGCTCAGCCCGCCTGGCGCAGTCCCGGGTGCCCTTGCACGCCATCCCGGCGACCAGGAACGCCACGCACCAGCCCGGCTTGCGGTCGATGAGCAGCTGGTTGCGGCGGAACCCGGCCGTTGGGCACCAGGTGCGCCGGCCCCGCGTGATCAGATGCCCAGGTGGGCACTCCGGTCCGCACTCGGGCCAGCGCGCCGGGACGCCCTCGACCAGCACGCCGACGGCCTTCGCCCACGCGTCCATCTCCGCATCCGCGCCCTCGGCCGCGCCGTGGAGCAGCTCGATGCCGTCGTAGCCGTCCTGGACCGCGTCGTGCCAGCAGCCCATCAGCGTCGCGTCGAGCAGCGCACGATCGGCGGCGGCCCACTGGTGCAGGGCGAGATGGCGGGAGCCGGTGCCGACGATCAGGAGGGCGGTCATCGCTGCTCGCCGTCCTGCCGGTGGGCGTAGTGGTGCCGCAGGTGAACCGACGGCTCAATGTCGAAGCCGCGCTTGCGGCACTGCGCGAGCCAGCCCGACGCGGTCACCCTCGTGACGCCGTATGCGACCGCGATGGCCCGGGCCGCCGGCCAGCCAGCCTTGACGTGCGCCGCGTGCTGGCGGGCGATCTCGGCAAGGAATGCGTCGTTGAGGCGGCGCTTCGGCGTGCTCACCGCCTGCCGCCCTTCCGCTGCGCCCGGATGGCGCGCCTGCGGTCGGCCCGGTTCACCAGCGGCGGCCACGGCTCGTTCATGCCCTCGACTGCCGTCGACAGCTCGTCGGGGTCGTTGCCGACCACGGTCTCGACGCGGGTGGGCTGCTGCTGCCAGGTCACGCCGGGGCGCGGGGTGTGCTCGCGGGTCACTGGGCACCCCCGGCGACGCCGACGCCCTCAGGGGCCCCTGTGGCGGCCTGGGAGGCGGACTGCGGGCTCGGGGTCGCTTTCGCGTCCGCAGCGCCCACAGGGGCCGTCCTGGCCGCCTCGCGGGCACTCCTGGCGTCCGGTCCGAGCAACCCGGCCTCGTAGCCCGTCACGATCGACTCGAACCGGCCCGAGCACCCCAACGCCCCGTACAGCTCCCGCAGCCGGCGCTTCACCGCCCGCTCCGGCAGCGACAGGCGCACGGCTACCTGCCGGTCGGTCAGCCGCTCCGAGATCAATTCCAGCAGCTCCAGCAGCACCGGCGTCATCCCGAACGGCAGTGGCGGCGGCCCCGGCCGCGTCGACGACACGGCTGCCGGCTCGGGCTTCGCCGGCGCGCCGTTGCGGGCCCGCTCGTCCAAGGCGACTTCGGCCGCCCACAGGGCCATCAGGTTGAGCTCTTCGACGTCGTAGCGGATCCGCTGCTCGCCGCAGCCGCGCACCAGCCGGGTTTTGATCTTCTGCTTCAGGTTGCCGAGACGGGACGGCGTGATGGGCTTGGACATGGCTACTCCTCGGTTTACGGCGATCGTCGTGTTGCGGCATTCGGTGACGGCCCGTCAGTCCGACGGCCGACCGGACGGCAGGTCCTCCGGGTCGTTGGCGATCTCCAGCAACACAGCGGCGTGGCACGGCTCGCCGAGCGGGCAGAAGCAGGCGAGGTCCCGGCCGCCGAGATCCCGTCGGATCTGCTCCGGGTTCCAGTCCTCGTCCTCGTAGGCGACGTGGGCCCGGAACAGCTCGACGGCGTGGGCGCGGTCGCGAACGTCGGCGACGACCTGCGTCCAGGCGGGCCAGGGCGACCAGGCGGCGTGCTCGAACGTGCCGAGTTCGCGGCTGCTGGCGACGGGGTACGGGGCGTCGTGGAACGCGGTGCGGCTGATGTAGCGGCTGCCGACCTTGAACGGGTTGCCCCACCGGCTGGTGCGGTCGACAACCACGGCCCCCTCGGGCAGGCGCCAGCCTTTGGTGCGTCGTCGTTGGATGCGTTCGGGCATGTCAGGTCTCCTTCGGGAAGAGCGGGATGACGTTGCTCGGGGCGGCGGCCGGGGCCAGTTGGCCGACTGGTGCGGCGTCGACGCGGGAGGGGTGCGGGTCCGGGAGGGTGTGCTTTCCGGACGGGGTGGAGCAGCGGGTGCCGGGCTGTGCGGAGCAGTGGGGGCACTTGACGGTCATGGCGTTCTCGGCCTGCATCCCGGTGACGGGGCGGCGCGTCGGGCGGCCGGTCATGGCTTCTCGCCGCGGCCGGGTGGGACGAAGGTGCTGGGTTCGGCTTCGGCCTGGGCCCGCGAGTAGGCGAGGCGGCGTTCCAACTCGTGGTCGGCGGCGGCTTGCTGCTCCGGGGTGGGGGGCGGCTTTCCGGCGGACAGCGTCAGGCGTTCGGGGTGGGACATGCGGCGGGGCTTGCCGAGCTGGCCGCGTCGGCAGGGCCGGCCGATGGCCGCATGGCAGATCGGGCACTCGACGCCGAGCGGGCCTGCCCGGCGCACGGTGGCGATGAGATCGCCGTCCGGGTCGGGCTTCGGGATGTGCTGACCAACCCCGCCGGTGATGGCGGCGAGGGCCTTGTGCGGCTCGCCGGCGAGCAGTTCGGCTATTGCGGGCGGGGGCACCATGCCGCTGGCTACGGCACCGAGCTGGCCTCGGTAGCGAGGGATGTACTCGGGGTCGTCGTCATCGGTCGGGGGTGGCTGGTAGCCGAAGTTCTTGAGCCGCTGGGCGCGGATCTTTTTGGCGGTAGCGATGACGTCGGCGGCGGTGACGCGGTACCGGTGCTCCCGTGGCATGGCGGGCTGGTCGACGCCGTAGAACTGGGTGAGGGCCTGATCGGCGTCGGCGTAGGTGAGCCGCGCCTCGTTGAGGTCGGCGTGCCAGGCGTAGATGTCGACGTCGCCGATGGTGCGCTGGTCGCGGGCTGCGGCGAGGCCGAGGATCATGCCGACCTCGTGGGCGCTGATGGTGTCGGGCAGGGGCTCTTCGGACTGGGTCATCGGTTCTCCTGGGCACGGCGGGCGTCCATCTGGGCCTGGACACGACGTCCGGCTTCGACGGCCTGTTGGGCGCGAAGGTCGGTGGTGGAGGGGCGCTGCTGGCCGGGCTGGAAGCGGACGACGTTGTCGCCGACAACGGCTGGCAGGAAAGTGCCGCCTGGGGCGGGCGTCTGCGCAACGGGGTCCGGCTCGTCGTCGTAGCAGCCCTTGAGCAGCCAGTTGGTGGGCAGCAGGGTGAAGCGGTATTCCTCGCCGACGCGCTCGCGGGCGTAGGCGGCGGCTGCCTTGGTGATGTGGTCCGGGTCGACCCCGGAGTCGACAGCGGCTTTCCAGGCGTCGAGGGCTTCTTGGCGCCGCTTGCGCTTGGGGTAGACGAGCCAGAACGCGCCGAACTTGCCGAGGTCGTAGGTCCCGGTTTTCGCCGCGGTGGTGTCGCGCTCGCGGCGGCCGGCCCGGGAGAGAGTGTTTTCTTCTCTACCGTTTTCGTCGTTCGTTTTCTTATTAGACGTACCAGCGTGTGGTACGTCGGAGTGATCAGCGAAAAGGGATGTTTGCCCAGGTGGGACCGAGGTGCCACCTGCTGGTACGTCGGTGCGA